CTTGTTCGGCATAGCCGTTGAGTCCGTATGCGAACATAAGTTCTGCGGCTTTGTCCAATGCGGCTAATATCTCGTACATTTCATCTGACATCTTGTGCTCCTTTGTTTGTTTCATGTGTGTATTATATGTCCAAAACGCTGACCTGTCAACCTTTATTTGTCTCTGCCCCAATCTTTTTTCTCACCAAACGATTCATTGTCGTTGAAGCCTGCGGTGTAGGCTGTGATCTCAGCGGCAGTCATGTTCTCCAAGTCCACGCGAGGTGTGGTGCTTGTGGCACCTTCAAAGTAGTGCGGATGATATCCACGACCGTAGTAACTGTCGGCACTGCCCCGATCATAGGGGCCACCATGCCGTGTGTCATACCGTGTTGCTTCTGCTTGCATATCTTGCTCCTTAAACTTCAGTAATCATCCAACCCATAACGGCCAAGACCCCTACGATCATTGCCACTGTCATCCACATTTCAAAGTCTGCTATCATATCTGCTCCTTAGATCTTAGTCAGTATCCAAACCTTAATGGCAAAGATCCCTATGATCACTGCCACTGTCATCCACATTTGAAAGTCTGTCATCTTGTGCTCCTTAGTAAGATTGGTGGCTGTGACCGATGCGGTACATCACAGTGGGCACAGTCTCTTCTGTGTCCGGTGTGTAAGGCTCTGGCAACATGATCGTTGCGAATTCGCCATAGCAGTAATAACCGCTTTCGGTTACTACCAACTCTGCGTCTCCGGGCAAACGGCTCAATGCCTCTATCATCGCTGCTACTGTTATTGCTGTCATTTTCTGCTCCTAGTGTGTGTTGCTGTCTATGTGTGTATTATAGCAGGATCCTAAGACCCTGTCAACCGAAAGTGTATTCTCTAACCCACTCAAATTGGGTAGCGGCTGGCACCCACTTGAACTCAGTCCGCTTGCCATAGGTCTTTTCAAAGTCCATGCAGACCATGACCCAACCTGGCTCAGGGCTGAAGCCCACGGTCTCTGCAACCCGAACGACTTCAACCACCCGGCCGTCTGTCATCTTTGCTACTTTGATCATCATGTGCTCCTTGCTGTCTATGTGTGTATTATAACAGGTTTGGAGAACCCTGTCAACCTGTAAGGGTTATCGGCAATCAATGTAGGAAGATTGGATCCATTGACCCCAAGGGTTACGAACCCAACCTCGCTGCTCGAAGGGCATGGTTCCAGGAGGGCATTGAACGAACCCTTGTGGTGCTTGTGGTTGCACATAGACTTGAGGTTGTTGTTGAATTACAACAGGTTGCGGTTGATTGGCATTGGCGATCGCTGCACCAAAGATGCCGCCGATGATCAAGGGCACTAGGACGTCTCCGCCGGTCTGAACTCGCTCAACGATCACGGTGCGTGGCTGATGGCGGTATTCACGGTAGTAATCTGCTTGTGCAGCACCGACTAAGGTCAATCCGATTGCAAGGGCAATGATCTGTTTCATAGTGTTCTCCGTTGTATGCTATTATTATAGTCTCAAAGTATTTTCCTGTCAACCTGTAGGGTCTTTCAAAAGAGGTTGACCTGAATAGGTGAACCCCGTACACTAAAGGCATACAGGGTTCTGGGGTTTGCCCGGGACACTACCCCCGGGACTTGTGTCTGATACGCGACATCAGACGTTCGGAGCGTTCTTAAACTAGGCCAAGAGCCATAGCGCGGTAACCGGCAGCGATCAACTTACGTGATGGCTGACCGATAACGTATTCGGTAACTTCTACGTGATTGCCAGCGGTACGTGTGTTTGCGTACACTGCGAAACCTGCTTGACGAATACGGCTAACATCGGCACTGATGTTCTTGATACCGAAACGCTTCTCTGCTTGGCTAGCAGTTACTTTGTCACCACTCTTAAGAGCAGTAAAGAGTTTGTGGGTCTTGGTGCCCTCGTTGATTTTATAAGTTTGCATTTTTGTTTTCCTTTGTGTTTATACTGCATCAGCAGTTAGAACTAGTGTACACTAGTCTTTGATCAATGTCAACGGTCCAGTCTTACGTATTTTGCCAAATTCTTGATCAGTGTAGTATTCAATCAACTTACGTTGAATCATAGTGATTAGATCGCCGTGATCATCATCCACAATGAATCTCACTGGGCATTTGCTCCATGTACCTGATCGTTGGAACTCTGCGAACCATTGTCGATGATTCTTGTTGCCAGCCTCAAATACTGTCCATTGTCTACCATAGAATGCTAGTCTACTCATCTTTTGCTCCTTAGGTGTCTTAGTTAAACAGAGTACTCATTTCCTTCGTCGCTCGGCACTCTGTTTAACTAAGTGGGCCACTAGGGCCCAGATACCCCGCTATTACTTAGAAGGGTGCATCTTCCAAGGCTGCATCAACCTTGGGTGCAGTGGCCTTAACAGCCTTAGCCTTGATGGATTCCATCGTAGGCTTGGCCTTAGTAGCTTTGGGAGCCTTAGGCGCTTTGGCGGGCTTAACGGCACGCTTGTCTACAGCCTCAAACAATGCCATCTCAACTTCGGCGTTGGTAACACCGTTTTGAGTAGCGAAGTCAATGCTCATAAGATACGCGATAGCATCTTCCTTAGTCATTGGCTCTTTGAGCTCGATGATGTCAATGTCCTTGTGACCATTCTTGGCCAAGACCTTGACGCGAAGAGCATCATTAGCGAAACGAACTTTGAACTCACCGTTGAGACGGCTAACACCTGCATGTGAAAAAACTGACATAATAAACCTCTTTCTCTGTGTGTAAAAATATGGATGCATAATTGCGTGTCCATATGTTAATTATACAACGGTTATGGTCCGTTGTCAACCATTATTTTTAGGAATTTATTGTTTCGAATGGGCTATGCTCCTCCTGTGGCTGATCTGCCACACTATTCGATTCAATCCAACCATAAACAATGTCTATGGGGCACTTCAACTGAACTGCAATGCTGCGGGCACTATAGCCCTCAATGTACAGTTGTTCAATGTCGTAGGCTAGTTCGCTCATCTTGCTCATCGCAGTAGTCCTTTATCAATTAAAAATTGGGTGTACTCAAGATCAATTAGCACCTTGGTCAACCGATCTTTGGTATCGTTTCTCATATCAAGAGTCATAGTTAATAGTTCACTATAACCATCTAGTAGTTCGACTAATGCCTTGCTCATGCTGTTTCCTTTTCTAATGCTTCAGTTAATAATGTCAAACGCTTGCTCAACGGGCTGTGATCGTATGTGTCGCCACAATACCAAACACCGTCCTTCATAATGTAATAGTACTCAGCACCACAGCCGTCTGCTTGTTCCAGGAACTCTGCAAACGTGTGAGCCACTCGGAACTCAGTACCAGTCTCACCACGGTCACGTCCGTAGAATGTGCAGTAGCCTTGGTCCTTGGCGTGTTCGTACAGGGCTGAATCCTCTGGGCTACCGTGTGGGCTGAACGGATGTGCTTCGCCAATTACCCGACCCAGCGAACTCATATCGCCCATGGCTACGAGGTTGTTAGCCTTGGCACTATCGTAATGGTCCTGCAGTAGCCGACCATTGTGCGACAAGTAGCCGTCCCAATGGCAATAAATGCTCTTTACCTTGTCGCCGTGCATGACTCCAATGCGTGATCGTGTTCCCATAGTGTGCTCCTTAGTGTGTTAAAACTATATTATAACAAGGTTTTACCAAGTTGTCAACCAAAGACCCTTTAGCAGTCAGGGTCAAAGTCCGCCCATTCCTGGGCTTCGTCGGGCTGTCCGTCACGCTCTTGGCGCTCTTCGTACTCCAACTCTTCGGTCATAGTCATGAAAGCCTCGCACATGTCGAACATTGCCTCAAACGCACGGCGCTCGTCTCTGCTCATTTCTTTGAGGAACATTGGGCCTTCTGATTGCATGGCTTCAACGATCTGCTTCATTGCGGCAAGAGTGTTCTCGCACATGCAGTAAGACATATTTGGGTAGTTAGACATACATGCTCCTTAGTGTTTAAGCAGTAATTATACAACAGTTTTACCAACTTGTCAACCAATTAAACGTAAAATTCTGTTGTAAATTTACAACGGCTATAGACCATTTCACGTACTGCTGTGTCTGTGAGCTCGCTATACTCTTCCTTTTGATCACCTATGAAGCGCATAATGCTCATAGTTTGCTGCCAATTGAGCCCGGCTGCCTTGGCTAATTCAACAATCTTTCCCGCAACCAGGTTGCCTTGGTCGGTGTACATATCATAGTCTGTCATCGCTGCTCCTTAATGTGTGTAATTACACACACTAAGAACTTAGTGTGTGTAAGTGTATACTATAGCACCAAATAGAAACCCTGTCAACCGTAGGGTTATCGGGTTAGGATCTTAACCATCCACTCAATAGCTTCACTCATCGTAGTCCTCCTCTGCGTTCTCTGCTTCGTACTCTGCCACAGCATCGCTGATGCCAAAGGTCTCATCCAAGTCATCGGGCAACTCTTCGGCGATCTGATCGCTGGTCATACCACCATATTCATAGTAGTCATCATCACCGTTCTCCCACTTGCCGGCAAAGGCCATGCCAGGTTCGTAGTAGTAGGCAATGATCTCAAAGCCCTGCTCCATCAACTGCTCATAGGCACCAGTAGGAGGAGCCCAGGCACTTTCAAAGTTGAACACAACACCATTGGCATCCTGTTCTACCATGTGAGCATCTTCACCACCTATATCCCACTTGGTGCCCCAGTTATGGACACACCAATTGTAGTCCCACTCACCGTTAGGGAATGGAACAAACTCTTGTAAGAAATTGCCTGCTCGATAGGCAGTCTTAGCCCGCTCAACCATAGCAGGATCTTCGTGACGCAGGTTCAGCGTGTTATTGCACCAATTAGGCATCGAAACTCTCCTCTCCAAGTTCAGTGATTTCTTCTTCCACTACACCTACATCAACGATGCGGGCTGTTTGATCTTCATTGCTCACACCCTGGAAGGCAGTGCGGAATGATTGATGCTCTGCCAGAAAGTCAAAGACTTCCAAGCGATCCCAATGATCAGGCACTTCCAACTCCTGCCGGATGATAGTAGTTACCATTGCTTTCATATTATTCTCCAGTGTAAAGTTCGTAGATGGCTTTGGCCGCTTCAGGATCCAACTTGTTCAATTGTAAAGCACAAGCGGTAAGGTACTTGTGACGACGAGCAACCTCTGCACGGGGCAGTTCACCATCGCAGGTCAAGTTCTCAGGGCTCAGATCTGCATCCAACTTCTGTGCAACACGGCGACGACCTTCTGCTGTGGCTAGGGTGAATTGCTCACCTTTGAACAGAGCGTTCCACTTGTTGGCTTGCTCTATGTATGCGTTAAGTTCTTTCATCTCTGCTCCTTAGTGTGTAAGTGTATATTATAGCGTGGTTTTACCAACTTGTCAACCGTTTACCAAGCGATTGCGTGAATAATTTCACGCTGTCCAAAGTAGAAGACCCGTCCGTTGCTGAGCATTCGGGCAGTGCGAGTGCTTTGCTTGATGTAGTCGTTGCCGTTGCAGTGAAACAAGCGTCCAATGCGGAACTCTCCAAATTCCCAATGTCCCATACCATGCTCCTTAGTGTCTATGTGTGTATTATAGCAGGGGATTGCTCCCCTGTCAACCTCACATTGAGTGGAATCGCTCTGTGCTAGGATCGCATACCGTGCCCAGATCTTCACGGCGGATCTCAACTTCTTGCCCAGTCAGGCAGTTCTTTACGGTGACCAACTGGCGACCGTTGAATGCTTCTACAGTCTTAATGAACTCTTTCTGCTTGCGTTTGGGCAAAAGGCGCAGCATCTCCTGCGCCAGTTGGTTGGTGTAGCCTGCTGTGAATGCGGCACCCTGCTCGCTGAACATAAGGTTCAACTGATCTTTGAGTGCATTTTGATTCTCTGTTGAAAACATCTCTGCTCCTTAGTGTGTGTAAGCCTTAATTATACAGAGGTTTTACCACCCTGTCAAGCCCATGCCCGGAATAACCCTACGCTCATTGTGGCTAATGCTGCAACGTTAACTGCCATCTGTGGCTTATTTGCCACACGTATGGTCCAGGTTAAGAACAACAAAGTCCCCACAGCAAAGGCAATGATGTTCCAAACATCCTTGTGATAGGCACTGCCCATGGTGTTTAAAACGTGCCCTGCTGTGATAAAGAACGCCCCTGTCCATTGTAGTACTTCATCTTTATTAATATTAGGCAAAAGAGTTCTCCCGATCAATCTGCTCGCTCAATGCAGCGAACTTCTTACTCAAACGATATACTTGAGCCTTGGCTTCTTTCATAGCCTCGTTAATGAAGTCCTCGGCAGTCCCGTCACTAAGGACTTCGCGGGGATCTTCGTATAAGCATCCGCCCAAATAGGCCGAACCGAGTTCGAGCCCTTCAAAGAGAACACGTACTCGCAACATGAACCATTCGAGGTGCCCGCGATCAATGTCTTTGATGATCTCGTTGATATCAGTGACTGAGTCGTCGAAACTGTCCCTGGGGTCCATGTCTTCATAGGTCTTATCCACAATTACGGTAAAGCCATCACGTTCAAAACGCTCAATTAGATCATAGTGACTCATTATGCAACCTCTTTCTCTGCAACCAGTGACAACATATTAGCAGGCACTCGCCATAGACCAGTGTTGGTGCTAACGGTGACATACTTGATAGCGATCTTGGTTACCGTACCCTGCACGGTGCGGCCGGTCTTGGAACTAGTAAAGAGCACCTCGTCACCGATACGCAGGCTTCGTTTGTTCTGCTCAGTGAGTCGTGCTCGAGCGAACTTGACAGCATCGATGATCGAGCCTAGTTCTGTGTTAGTAAATGTACCCTGCAGAATCGCAGTGTTGATTTGAGTGATGTTCATCTCTGCTCCTTAGTGTGTTTAAGCATTAATTATAACTGGTTTTACCGGGCTTGTCAATCAGCCCAACAATCCCTGGCTAGTTGTGTGGTTATTGTCTGCCCACCAATGTAGTGGCCATCAAACCCGTGTTTGTTCTCTAAGACCAGTTGATCACCATTCTGGGACTTTTTGATGTCAATGACCACACCCCACTGCTCGTGATCGCTTTTGAAAGCCACAGTATCGCCGATCTTAACTAGAACGTCATGTACCATGCAAGTCTTCATAGTCTGCTCCTTAGTGTCTATGCGTGTATTATACAGTGGTTTTACCACTATGTCAAGTCACCGCGAATGTCCGTGTTCAGCGCAGGGTTAATGGCACGCCGGATCTCAACTTCACGTCGATGAGCCGCAGCCTTACCACGGATGATCTCATGTACGCGGATCTCAATCTCGCTCTTGTCAGACAACTCACGCAGAGCCACGCACAATGCCCAATCCTTGTTCTCAGTCTTAGCACGATAGAAGTGTTTAGCCGCCCGTGCCCGAACGCTCTTGAGTACAGTGCTCTCAGTCTTGGCAGTGACCCCAATGTAGTTTAACCCATTGACCACAAGCTCATATATGATATGATTGCGATCTACACGTTTCTTACGAGTTGCAGTTTCTTTGTTCATGCCATAATTATAACAAGGTTTTACCACTTTGTCAATAACTTATTTCTCGTAGGGTCTTTGTTGTCAAAGAGCCACACGACCCGGCACTCCTGCGATTCTTAACATAATGCCAAAAGAAAACCCTATAGCCTACTCAACTATAGGGTCTTCCAGTCCATGCTCTGGGCAAGTTTCCCTAGCACAGCCCACTCAGCGTGTTCCGTCATAGTCCCCTACAACATGCTTGACCACCGGAAGGTTTTGGTCACTGATTCAACTCGACTAGCGTACAGTTTATAACTAGTACTCAACACAGTTTATAGAACTCCCAGGCTTCCGGCCCCTGTTCCAGATCACTTTGTCTATCATCAAGTTTATGGTTTACACTCGACAGCAAGTTCTTTGTGTGTTAGATAACTCTACGAGTCTGACTCACTGTATACATACTAGTATAACATAAGGGACTATTATGGACAACTGATTACTCACATACTGTAGTTGATATACAACATAGAACCACAGTGTACTCAGTGATAGAACCGTGGCAGAATCGTCACGAAACGGTGGGAAAACGGTCCAAATTCACCCCGGTTTGACTCAGATCTCCACCATTTTCACAGTGAATTACCCTGAAATTTATAGTGATTTTAGAATGGAAGGTGGTGGGGATGAGAGGCTATCGTAAGATACTCTACCATACTTTCACCATATCTCAAAGTGTTCCCACAGTAATACCAAAGTAGATCTACGCCCAATACCAAAGTAAATCTCAACCTTTCACTACGTGGGATCGACTTCTTGTATATATAGGGACCCCTACAGCGGGGTATTGTGTGCATGGCCTACAGCGGGGTATTTGGGTATAGTGTATATACAGTAGGGATCACGCTGTAGATACTCATTTTGTAGAGTGCTACAGCGGGGTATTCACTTGTAACTACTAGTAAACCCCAAAGTTTTACGCCCATCTGTCAAGTAGTCTTTGTTGCTGTGTGTCTTATATGAGTGACAGCATTTGCACAGAGTTTGTAGATTAGAAGGTCTATTATCACTGGGATCACCATTCTTATGGTCTACATCCAGCATACCTTCCCAGAAGATATTAGTAGTACATTTGAAACCCAAAAACCCAATGCGATTTTCACAGTGATCTTTGCGATGTCGAAGTGTAGGATGCCACGCTTTATTATGATGTGCTGAGCATATGATCTTTCCATGACGAACACGCCATTTCCAATCTCCATCGTCATATTGATACATATACATAGCAGGATTGCAACATCCTTCTATTTGACATTGTGGGCGGTTTTTCCAAGAGGTAATGCTACCTTCTAGTGCTTTTCCTGGCATAGCGGGACCTTTCTGTGTGTATATATTGATTATACAGTCGAAACCTATTGTTGTCAAGTGGTTTAATCTAACGCCAATGTGGGCCAGCCACCCATCCAACCAAACTTATACGTTGTCCTTCAAGGAGTGGGGTCACACGATGCATTTGATAACTAGGGAATACGATCAAAGCGCCCTGCTGTCTACTTGCAGATTGTGCAGTATTATATCCTGTAATGAATTCTAGGTCAGAGCCTTTATACCGTGTGGGATCTGTCAATTGGAGACTAAAACTAAGTTTTCTATTGTGTAGACTTCTTTCCTGCATATCTACGTGTTGTTCATAGCGATCGCCCAGTTCTAGATATTCTGTATATTGTAAGCATTCTATGTAGTCTATATCAAATTTAAAAACCTGTTGATTAGCGGCTGTTATTTGGTCTGTCAAGCGTTGATAAATCCAATGTGTGTCTGGGTCGGTGCTATTTGCCCAACGCAGTGTATTCTTTCTCACCAATGTATTTTCGTCAGCAGTGTCCACCAGTGCCTTATGTTGTGGATATTTCTCCAAAGTAGATTTAATCAGATCGCATTCTAGTGGAGTAAATGCGTTATTCAGTATGGCCCAAGGAGTGTGGTTATTCTGGGTCAAATACCACTGTGACATAAAGTGTTTATTCGTGTTCATATGTGTAGGGTATCAAAAACTATCTGCGCTGGCGCTTCGCGCTAGTATCATGTGTGTAACTAGTGTTGTTTTTCTTCTAGTATAAGGCTACCGCAAATTAGATTAATCTCACGTTTGATATTGGCTCTAGCATCGTTTTTAATATACACATTACGGGCAGCATCTATAAATGATTGATCAAATTGTGCCTTGTGTTCACACGCACGTTTATAGTTCTCTATATGCCACAGTTCTAGATTAGTAGCATATAGTTCTTGTTCTTTATGTTTAATCTCTTCTGGCAAGGTCAGTTGATCGTATATAAGGGTGAGTTCTTCTCGTTCTCTGCGTACATTGGCCAATTTAAATGGGTTAATGATCTGTTCTAGTTTGATATCCAGTATGGTGATCTTATCGATCAGTTCGCCCACAGATATTGGAGCAAACACCATCATCCCGGAGTACCCACTGTCTTATGCTGTGCTGGTAGGGTGGGATTGGCAAGCCAAGTCCATTGTGTACCAAACACTGGTTGCCAGTTCAAGTGATGTAATGGTATAAAGTATTTGTCATCGCCCAGTTTAAGTTGATCTGTCATATTAGCAAACACTGAGTTAGTCATAATAATGCTCTGAGCGCCCTCAATGATCTTAATCCAATCGAACACATATCCATCATCGTCTATATTAACTATATCCCAGCCCTCGGGTACTGTGCTAGTGTCAAATGGTGCAGTAAAAGCAGAGGATTTCAAGTGTGTTACCACATAGTTAGGGTTCTTAACCTTACGATCGTATAGGGCCTGTTCTCTTTCTGGGTCGCGTTCAATACATTCGTTCAAGCGCCATTTCTCTAAGAATGGCACACCTGCTTGCACGTATTTGTATTGATCAAAAGTGGTAAATTGGAAGAATGGTTCGTTTGAGAATTCAGGGTGGCCGGTCAGTGCGTTGTACAAGCAGATGATCTCATCGCATTTAAAGTTCTTTAGACGTTCCAAGGGTATATCGTAAAAGAATGGGCCAGCATCGGCGGGTATAGGAATCCATTTAACCCAAGGAGCATAATGTTTCATTTGTTCGACCCAAACATCTGTAATGGGCCAATGGATATCGTATCCTTGTTCTTGATAGTGTAGAGCAATGGGCAAGGCAATAATGATATCGCCCAGGCCTCTAGTCTGTATAATCCCCAATCGTTTACTTGCCATTTTGATTATTCCAATCTTGTGTACACATATCGTTAACCAGTGATTCCAATGTATGTTTAGGGTTCCAGCCCATTTGTGTTCGGGCCTTAGTGCTATCACCTAGCAGGGTATTAACATCAGCGGGTCTATAGAATTCTGGGTTAACTTTATATATGGTATTACCTGTGTTTAGATCAACGCCTATTTCGTCTGTACCCTGGCCTTGCCATTGTAAGTTCATACCATGCCATTTAGCCACTAGTTCGCAGAATTCTCGGACACTATGTTGTTTACCAGTGCTGAGTATATAGTCGTCGGCCTTTTCCTGTTGTAGCATAAGCCACATGCCCTCCACAAAGTCTTCAGCGTGTCCCCAATCTCTAAGGGCATCGATATTGCCCAATTCAACGCAAGGTTGCAGGCCAGCACGTACACGGGCTACCCCCAGTGTGATCTTACGTGTAACGAATGTTTCGCCTCTACGTGGGCTTTCGTGATTGAATAGTATACCTGAGCAGCCGTAGACACCATAACTTTCTCTGTAGTTAACAGTGATCCAATGTCCAAACAGTTTGGCCACACCATAAGGGCTACGTGGGTAGAATGCAGTAGTTTCCTTTTGTGGAACTTCCTGCACCTGTCCAAACATCTCGCTAGTTGATGCTTGGTAGAATTTAACGTTTTTCTTTTTGTTCAGTGTACGTATAGCTTCAAGCATACGTAGTACCCCTACACCATTTGCTTCTGCTGTAAGGCCGGGCAATGCAAAACTCACATGTACATGGCTTTGGGCTGCTAGATTGTAGACCTCATCTGGTTGGGTCTCTAGCAGCACGTTCATAATGTTACCAGAATCAGTAACATCTCCATAGTGTAGTTTGAGCCGATGTCGTATATGTTGTATATTGGGCATAACATCCCAATTAGTGGTTTTACGCACCATACCGTAGACATCGTAGCCTTTGTTCAGTAGTAGTTCTGCCAAATAGGATCCATCTTGTCCGGTAATACCTGTTATTAATGCTGATTTGTTTGTCATAGTCACCTTTTTGTGAGATTGTTTTATTATATACGTATTTAATTGATTAGGTCAAGCATCAAAAAAAATAATGACTAAATACTCGTTAATACTGGGATTCATATCTAACCATGACAATTACAGCAGGAACCACTGCCACTCATCTTGATTTTAATCTAATCCAATCTAACATGGAAGAGATTCTAGGTCTTGGAGAAGATGGGTACGGTCTTGCCTTAATAAGCAGTGTTCCAGCAGAGGAAAAACAAATAGCCTGGACCCAGGCCTGGAATAATTTATTAAATGATGTAAACTTAGTAAATCGTCACATAACCAATACCAACACCAATATTGCTGTATTGGTAACAGGCACATCGATAATCAGTGCATCTCCCATAGATGCATTGTTAACCACATCAACCTGGTTATTAGATGATACTCGCAGATATACATGTCATCCTAGTCAATTTTATTTCAGTGGTAATACATCAACATTTGTTGGAGCAGACAGCACCAGCACTAGAACATTACCGTGGGGTGCCAATGGCACTAATAAAGTAACACATCGTCTAATAGCATCTTTTCCAAATAGACTAGCAGCAAGATATTATTTTAATTTAGGTTCTTATCTAACATGGACACCTTATTATGATGACACTACAGCATTAAATGATCTTGATGCTGAGTGGGCCAATTTTATTGATTATCTTAGTGTGCCTGAAAGAAAATATACCTACAGAAGATATGAGTTTGTAAATTATACCTCTACCACAACCAATTGGAACAGTGGAACATTATCAGTAAGTGTAGTAGCCAATAAATCTCTTGATGAGACCCGTGTAGAATTCATTATATCCTACGCCAACAATGCTACTGCAACATTAATAGTAAGCCCAACAGTAGCAACTTGGTCTATACTTGTTTAATCGAGGAACATAATGGCATATACACCGTACACTATACAAAACCTTAGTACTGACACATCTGCAGACATACGTAGTGTAACGTTTGTTGATCAATCGGGTATAGAGCATCACAGTGATTTTTCTAACTTTGGTGGTATTTTCACAGGAAATACTAACCACACTCCAAACACCACAGTACAAACTCGATCTAAAACTTATGTAACGGGAAGTCCTTTAAGAAAAACTTTTGTATCAGACACTAGACCCATAACCAAGACAATTGCCAGTAGTCCGCCTGGTGCATATATTACCTCTAGTTTATTAACAGTGACCAATGTTACTGGATTGGTCACAGGTTGGCAAGGCAATGGAGTTTGGGCAGGTGTATATATTATTGGTATATCTGGCGGAACAAATACATTGACTATGAGTTCTGTGCCATCGGGTGCTCCCACACCCGGTGGAAGTGTTATATTTTCTACATCTACCAAAGAAATAACATTATCTAATACCACTGGACTTGGAGCAGGTTGGACAATCAGCGGAAATGGATATACTGTTCCGGGAACTGTAACATCAGTAAAAGATGGCAGTACTATTGTTGTTAGTGCATTAGCAGACACTACTCCATCAACTAGTGCAGGTAATCCGAATATTTTTACATCATCCACTAACTTTTTAACCTTAAACAATACAACTGGTCTTGATATAGGATGGGAAGCAACTGGTAATGGTTATGATGGTACTCAACAAATACAAAGTATCAATGGCGATACTGTTATAATGAGTGCTCCTCCGGGCAGTGGTCCAGTAGTCGGTGATGCTATTGAATTTACCAATTCAATAATTCCTATATATACACTTGCTCCATTAAGTTCTATTGTATTCTCTTTAGATTATACCAATTCAACTAGTGTATTAGGGAATTATAGTTCTGCGGTAACTATCAATGGTAATCTAGTTGGTCCAGTAATTTTAAAAATTAATAATTATGTTGGTATAGGCGCCAAACCTGTACCTATAGTCTATGCTCCAACTGGCGGCGGCGGCGGCCGTGGCGGCGGTGGTTATGGTGGCGGCGGCAGTCTTGGAGGTGGTGGGTACACATCTGGTGCCAATATAGGTGCTGCTACACCACACGGCGCTGACGGAGGCAATAATGGTGGCGGTGGTGCCACTGGTGCAAATGGTGGACCAGCGGGTCCAGGCGCAGGAGAATGTTTCTTACCAGATGCTAAAATTACTATGGCCGACGGTAGTGTTAAGAACTTTAGAGATCTTAGAGTAGGTGACATGGTTGTTGGAGCATTTGGCGAATGTAATCCTGTATTGGCCTTGTATTATAGCAAAATGGGTAATATTCCAATGTACAAGATCAACGATGATCATGATTGTACCAATGACGAAGTATTTGTAACTACTGATAAGAAATTCTATTGTATAGATCCTAGTCCAGGAACTGATGGAGTACTTGCAGGTTGGAAAGAATCATACGAAATGGATTTGGGTAACGGCACAACTGATATTTGGACATCTCCTTGGTCTATTGGACAAGTTGATATTGAATTACATAAAGCGACTACAGGTATTGAAATACAAACTACAAATGGAGGTAGAAAGTTAGAAACATTTGAACCCTACTATCTACCTCCAGAAACTGATCTTTATAATTGTGTAGTTGGTGGTAGCCATACAATCATGATTAACGGTTATGCACATACCGCCTGGGTTCGTGAAGATGATTTTGATTATACAGCATGGCAACCGATAGATATAAAGTTAACTGTAGAAGACTACAGAAATCCTAAAAAATCTAAGATAGGAAATTAATATGGCAACCTCATTTGATGTCAATACAAGATTAGGTAGTCTGCTATCATTTAACATAGTCGGTGGTGGAATAATTCGTGGTGGCGCCCCTCAAATACAAACTGTGCATAATTTAGATGGACAAGATTTTACCACCTCGTCATTTACTGCATATAGTGGTCCCTTATTACAAGTTAATACACTAGATGATTTTGTAACTCCTGCATATACAACTAGTTCGAGACAAACTGTTTATCTAACAAATATAGGAAATGCTGTATTAACGATCACATCATTAACCTATTCGTTTGAAGAAGAAATAGGTCCTAGATTCTATTATCAACCAGGAGCAGCATTGCTAGGAACTGGTACCATCACCGTACAACCAGGCACTACAAGTACATTTGAAATAGCCTATAGAGGTACCGCCCAAGGTGTATACAATAACTATTTCATATTGGGTTCAAACAGTATCGGTGGTTATTATAGAGTTCTCACACATCAAGTAATTGGTATTAGTACAGGAATTGAAATAGATCCATCTGGCTATTCAACATCTACAAATCATTATGGTCAAGTACAGCGTGTTACTTATAAAATTATTCCTATATACGATACCGCGCCGTGGCCAGATTGGCCAATTGGTTTTACTGCTACGATAACCGGCAGCAATGCTTGGACAATAGAAAGCACAAGTACTAATCGTATATATCTTCAATTTAATCCGTATGAAGTTAATAATGTAAATGGTAACTATGTATCAACATTAACAGTTAGAGGTCTTGACGCTTTAGTTAGTGTTGTAAATACTGGAACTATAAACATAGATCATAATGCAAATAAAAATATTGGCAGTTGGACAAGTCCAGCAAGTCATTACAACAGCATTGTAGGTATAAGTTATGATCTAATGGATAATCAACGATATCTCACAATCGGTGTAGGTATGGGCGGGGATGGTGTACCTATATATGGTAGTGGTGGAAGTGTATATGCTAATGTGGCTTCTCTTGGATTAGGTACAGAATCTCTTATTCCAGCGTATCCATTTTGGTCTAAAGTTTATAAAATTCCATTTAGTACAGGAACAAATGCACAAGTATATTACAGTAATGACTATGTAGTAAAAACTACCACAGCATCAGATTATAGCAGTTATTTTGGAGAGTACCTTGCTCCTGGTTCTATGTTTATAGTGGAAGATGATGGTTACGGTTCTCTTAAAATTGAAATAAATCATTTAAGAGATTTAAGTAGTGATCTTGATGAAGGTCTAACGACCACACTAAGAAATCTAACCAGAGCATTCCATTATTACTCTAGTGTGGATTTAAATGGTAGATATGCACCACTACCGGCAGAATATAGTGCTCCTATTGATACTAATACTGCTACAACATATTTATTTGCTGGATTTAATTACAATTATAGAGACAAGTTAGCAGATATTAATACCTCTATTGTAGAATTACCTATCTAATTCAAGAAGTTAAATTGATCATTATATACTAGGATAATTAGTATATATGAATGATGAAATTGTACAGATAAATCCAAACGATGTTAAATCTATAGAGTGGACTGGTGACCATATAGATTATGATATACAGTTGTACCGACTGGGTAATGACTATGGTAAATTTATAGCATTCAATCCATGGTTAAAAGATGATACACTAAAAGCATATATAGATGATATGCCATCAACAAATAAATGTGTAGTTTGGCAATATCAAGGAGATTGGGTTGCTAAGTTGTTCAATGGATATTGGACACCAGAGATCGGTTATGAGATATTAGAAATAACCAAACCTAAACTATTATGGAATAGAAATCCAGATATAGATAAGGTAATGACTTTTGAAAATGATCCATACGGACAGTTTGAACCAGAGCCATGGGACAGTATATATCAATTAGTTTGGTATATGGATCCCAGGGTCAATCCTACGGATGATAAAATATGGGTCATGAGTTGCAAGCCTTATGGTAAAGAAGTTAAAGGTATCAAAGACATGGGATATGTTATGCCTTTAATTGATGTTGAGTATAATGAAGACTTGCCTGATTTAGGTATCGATATCAATCAATGTTATCCTGCTTATTGGGATTTAGGAAGCGAATGTGCTTGGGAATTAGATCCAATACATATCCCATATAAACAAATGTGGGTGGTCAAATTTACTGCTGCCTACAAAAAGATTAACAGTTGGAAATGGTATGGAACGATATCTCCTCAGTATCATATTGAATATAATCCAGATTTGCCCAAGATGGATTATGTGATTGATTATGTAATACCTTATCATGATTTGGCATATGAACATGTATGGATGTTAGATAATAAGCATTTAAAAAATGGTGAAGATGAAATATGGGCCATAAAGGCCAGGGTAACACCAACTATATATGACAGTAAGATTGTAGACTACATTAGTCCTACGCACCATGTTGAATATAATTCCGAAGTACCTAAATTAAACTTCACTCCTGATTATATCATACCTTGGCATGACTTAGCCTATGAGCATATATGGTATATGGATGATGAATACGATACTTGGGCTCTTAAAGTATCTACTACTGAAGACAGTAAAGGTATTAAAGAAATGTATGTTCCTATTCCTGAAGTTGTTTTTATAAGTTATCAAGAAACAAATGCAGAAGAAAACTGGCAACGTGTATTAGAAAAAGCACCAAAGGCTAAGCGTGTAAATGGAGTAACGGGTATATTCAATGCTCATCAAGCCGCAGCCAAATTAGTTGATACTGATATGTTTTTTGTAGTAGACGGTGATGCTTACCTAACTGATGAATTTCAATTTGATCATCAGCCTAACATACATGATAGAGACTGCACACATATTTGGCGTGCTAAAAATCCTATCAATGGATTGGTGTATGGATACGGAGGAGTAAAGTTATTTTCTAAGCAAGCAATGTTGTCTGCTAAGTCTTGGACTACATTGGACCTATCAACTACAGTTATAGATAAACTTAAGATAATAGATACAATCAGTAATATAACAGCATTTGACACAGATCCTATTTCAGTTTGGCGAAGTACATTTAGGGAATGTGCAAAACTGTGCTATAATGTTTTACAGAACTCTAAAGACAAAGACAGTAAGGCCAGATTAAAAACATGGTTAAAAGGTAATACCTCCCACAGACTCAATAAGTATTCAAAAGATGCTGCCCAATGTGCAATAGATTGGGTTACAATTAACAAAGACGATTATGATTTACTTAGAATGATCAATAGTCGTGAGTGGATAGAAGAACAATACAAACTAAGGAACATATGACCAATCACGCAGCCAGATTTAAAAACACTAAAAAAGAGTTAGACCTTGTCAGTCCGAGTATGTGTGTAGCCAAATGGAACCAAGTGTCTATGCATCTTGGGCAAGGGCAAACACATAGTTGTCATCATCCCAGTCCACACAAGATATCACTAGATGAAATCAAACGTTCTCCAAGTGCATTACACAATACTGATTATAAAAAAGAACAACGTAAACTAATGCTTGAAGGCATTCGTCCTGCAGAATGTGATTACTGTTGGCGAGCAGAAGATGCACAAGTAGAAGATGATGAAAGCGGTGCATTCAGTGACCGTATAACTAAAAGTTCAGAATATTGGGCAAGACCTTATCTAGAACAGATTACCAAACAGCCTTGGGATGCTGATGTTAATCCCACGTACTTAGAAGTATCGTTTGATACAACATGCAATTTTAAATGTGCATATTGTTCTCCATCATATTCATCAACATGGAGGCAGGAGATAGAGCAGTATGGACCTTATAAGTTAGATAATTTAACGTTACATAGTTTAGAGTATCTTAAAGAAACAGACTCAATGCCTTTGCCCATAACTAAACCAAATCCATATATAGATGCATTTTGGGCATGGTGGCCATCTGCTGTTAAAGATCTAAGAGTATTTAGGATCACTGGCGGCGAGCCGTTATTAAGCAAACAAGTGTTTAGAGTGTTAGACTATCTAATTGATAATCCGCAGCCTGAAATGGAATTTAACATTAATTCTAATCTTGATGTTCCTGCTAACTTAATGAATACTTTCATTAAAAAGATGCAGATCATTCAAGAAAAGAAAGCGGTAAAGTCATTTAAACTGTACACCAGCAATGAAGCGCATGGGAAACATGCAGAGTATATACGATATGGATTAAACTATGATCGTTGGTTAAAGAACTGTCACAGAGTCCTTTCTGAGATTCCAGATGTACATCTAGCAGTCATGGCCGCCTATAACATTCTAAGCATCCCTAGTTTTAAATTACTAATGGATGATGTTATTGATATGAAATGGAAATATACAGAACAACCGATAAGAAAGAATCCTGTGTCTATTGATGTTCCTTACGTTCGTTGGCCCGAGTTCTTAGCACCTTGGGTTGCATCTGCAGAATTTCTACCAATTGTAGAAGATTCGGTAACACACATGTTTAAAAACATACATCATATGAATTGGCCACCACTATGTGGAAAGGGCTTTTTTGATTATGAAGTAAATAGATTTGAACGTTTATTTTATGTTATTAGAGATGAGATGATATCGTTAGGATCTAAGAAAAATTCAGCAAAGTTAAATCACCTAAGAAGTCAGTTTGCAGATTATATAGTTCAATATGATCTGCGTAGAGGAACTAATTTTGTAGAAACGTTTCCAGAATTTGAAGAATTCTTTACACAATGCAAAATGTGTACAACCAGATGGCAAACTAAAGGACCTTACTAATATGAGTGATGAACAAATTGAATGGCGTGATAAGAACCTAAACTCTATAAGTCCTAGTTTCTGTGCGGCCAAGTGGTACAATGCCAGTATACACTTAGGTAGTGGGCAAACTATGAGTTGCCATTTACCCTTGCCACATCCTATTGATATAGAACAGATCAAAACAAATCCTTCTGCGATACATAATACTGATCATAAAAAGAATATGCGTAAGATGATGCTAGAAGGTGCAAAACCTGCTGAATGTTCTTACTGTTGGAAAATTGAAGGAATAGGTAGAAACAATCCTAGTGATAGGATATACAAGAGTGAAATATATAGTGAAGAAGATATTAAGAAACTAAAAGATCTACCCTGGAATGCTGATGTTAATTTAAAAACATTAGAGATAAGTTTTGATAGACAATGTAATTTTGCCTGTAGTTATTGCAATGCAGGATATAGTTCTACATGGGCACAAGATTTAGAAAAGAATGGGGCATATCAGAATTTCTCATCACCGGGAGGTGGTGGTGGAGCATATCAATCGGACGGCAGTTGGACAGAGATAAACGGGAGACATATGGAAAACAATCCATATGTGGATGCATTCTTTGCATGGTGGCCTGAACTATCTAAAACATTAGATGAGATTAGAATTACCGGAGGTGAAGCCACAGTGAGTCAAAACTTCTGGAGATTTGTTGATATACTACATGAAAACAAATCTACGAATTTAAGATTTGCAGTTAATAGTAATTTGGGCATGAGTGATAAGGCTCTTGAAAAATTAATCAACATGACCAAAACATTGCCAATCAAAGAATTTGATTTATACACAAGCAATGAAAGTTTTGGAGCCCATGCTGAATATATTAGAGATGGATTAGATTACAAACAGTGGCGTAACAATCTATCAACTTTTATAGAAAATGCTAATTTTAGAGCATTGACTATTATGATGACTATCAACAATCTATGTTTGTTTAGTATAACAGAATTTTTAGATGATGTAATTGAATTAAAGAGCAAGTACGGACATCACAGACCTAACCTATCTTTAAATATGTTACGTTGGCCAAGTTTTATGAGTCCGCTTACATTACCTGATGATGTTAAGAAAGAACTACATGCTAAATTAAAAGTTTGGTATGATAAAAATAAAGACTCTAAATTATTTCTAAGCGGAGAGATGGCACAGATACAGCGTCTCCTTGATTATATAGAAGTATTGGACAAAGGACATGTATTTGCGCCTGATGATAAAAAACTATTGCTTGTAGATTTTAAAAGTTTTTTCACACAATACGACAAACGTAGAGGTAAAAACATATTAGAATCATTTCCAGAAATTGCACCATGGTATAACGCTATTGAAGTACCTAAGGTATTTGAAATTATGGAACTGCACAAGGATGGTATAAGAAATTTTGAAACGGGGATATATGAAGCCTGATCTAGCAGTATGTCTATATGGAATATCAAACACTAACGAACATGTTATAAAACAGTATTGTGCAGATAACCTCAGTTATCTATATAATATTAACTATTTCAATCATTATGAAGACAACGATATATACAACAATCTTTGGAAAGTTTCCTTTAAAAAGAGACAAACTGAATTAATTAATAAAAAAGATTTTGATGTTTGTCTAGCAATTGACACTAGTGACGATACTGCTGATCTTTTTTTAAACCATAAAATTTTATTAAATATACACTACTATAATAAAGATAAGATTTATTTTGCCAAAGGTGATTTCTTTTCTTTAAAAGGATCAACCGGCGCATCACCTCAAATATTTTTCTCTAATTCTGTTACCTTTGACCTAGCATGTAATTTTGGATTAAAACTGCATACGCTACCTAAAGATAGAAAACTAGGAACAATAGGTGAAGACTTTTATTATTTTTTAAAAACACTTAAAATAAAAACTGAATGTATAAATTATGAGAATAGCGATTTGTTTAAGCGGACAACCTAGGACTATAGATTACTCTGCTCCGAATATTTTACAATATTTTTCTGGAGATCACGACTATGACTTTTTCTGTCATTCGTGGGACTATAATACCTATAAAAGAAAAAAACCAAACCCGGAACCCGATGAACATCCTGTGTATTGGGATGGTGACGAAAGTGTGGATGTAAATTGGTTAACAGAAAAGATCAATCTTTATAAACCTAAAAAGTTTACAATTGAATCAGTTGGTACTTTTAACAACAGGCGATTTCCATGGGATTCGTTATCATATTCAATGATGTGTGCTAACAATCTAAAAAAACAATACGAAATTGAAAACAATTTCAGATACGACTTTGTTGTTAGATCTAGATATGATATAATATTTGATCCCACATATAGGTTTACAATAAACGATTATGCTAATAGAGATAATCATCTTGATATATTTTGTACCAATGAAGCAAGAATGGATTTTGAATTTAGCAGGATTAATGTATCTGATGAGTTCTTCTATGGTTCTTCAACAGCAATGGATATGTTATCAGATCTATATAGACGATTAACTAAAAACTCAATATCAACTAGAGGAGATGATTGGGAATGGATTGGTCCCGGTGCGTCGATGTCTGATTATGCTGAAGATAGGAATTTGAGATTGCGAGTTATATATCTTCCAACAACTGTGTTTAGGCCCGAAGTTGTTAACTTGAATCCGTTAACTGACTACGGTCAGATAGCAAACTATTCTATATCTTTTTATAAAAACTAATTATGATTAAATCGTTTTATGCTACCGGCGATTCATTTGTATTTGGGCACGAACTAAACGAAAAGGGAGAGGAATCTGAAAACATTCATTTATTCCAGTTTACTCCATATAAGAGAAAACATTGTTATACTGGTATTATTACTGATAAATTAGGCATAGAAGATTATCAGAACACCGGATGTCCTGGTGGCTCAAATGAACGTGCTTACAGAAACCTAATTAACGATATATCTAAAAAACTTAAAATATATAAGCCTGAAGAAATATTTGTTAATATAAGTTTAACTCATGCTACACGAAGAGAATTTTGTTTTAACAATGAAGGTGTTTATTATATACATCTTAATGCTTGGGAACCTCCATCTAATGTTAATAAGCATCATCACGATTTATGGGAAGTTCTTGTAAAAGATTTTAATTATGATTATGGACATTTTACTTTTGACATAATGATATTATTAGGTATGCAGAATTTTTTAAAGGCCAATAAAATTCCATATCTAATTACAAGTTCAATGGGAATAGAAGAAGATATACAGAAAAAAGTTCTACAGCAAGAATTATTAGATCAAATATATAAAAAAAGATATTACGTTTCTCCTAGTTTTACTGCATTTGCTGCTGCTAATAAATGTGAAATAGGTCCTATGCTTCATCCATTAGAGGAAGGCCATGCGTTGTGGGCAACCCACTTGTTAGATTATATAAATCAAAATAATTTATTTGATAACTCAGACTTATGAAAATTGCAGTATTAATATCAGGCGAATACAGAGAATTTGAATTTGCACATAAATTTTGGTCATTTTTAAAATGGCAAAATGTAGATTGTTATTTTTCTACGTGGAATGAAAGTAGATTTGTAAACAAACGTTTTGGAGCGCCTATAATAGAAGAACACATAAGTGAAGAACAAATACGCAATTTAATTAAATTGAAAGATTTAGATATTGCTGATATAAATGAATACATGAAAGTTGGATACAACGGTTATATGATAGATCGTTGGCATTCTGTTATTTCATTAATGCAGAAGTCTGGTATAATTTATGATAGGGTTATTCTAATAAGACCGGATATTGTGTTAGATTATGATGAAGAGTTTTTTAGAAATTTTTTGTTTAACACATCAAATGATGATAATGATATATACGGGCTGTGTGGAGGGCAATTAAATGTACCTTTTCCTATAGACACTATACAAAAAGTTTCAGATGTAATGTTTATAGGAACTCAAAACAGTATTTTAAAACTTCTTAATATATCAATAAAACCATTTCTTAAAAATGTATATGAAGACCCACCATCAAAATATTCGCCCGGACCAGTAGTTGATATTCATAAATTTTTAGCAGATTATTTTTTATTAAACTACAATAGGTTTATGAATATTCCTTCTCGGTGGACAATAGCAAGAAGCACTTGCAGAGGTGCTGGAAATATTAATTATAATGAAACCAAACTAAAATGCAAAGAGTGGTTTGAATCAAAAAATAAGAAATTTTTTAGTATGGCAGATAATGTTTGGGAAGTTGTTACTCCTGATTTTAAATTTAGGTCAGCAGAGGATGTAAGTAGTCATAACTTATGGAACAAATATAATTTTAAACCAGGGGCATTCATTAATACTACATCTTATTGGTTATGTCCAGATGATCCATACACGTTTGATAGAACAACAAAATTTTGGAGAGAAACAAAAAAATATATAACGTATGGAGAAACTGATATATGGTACCAACATAATTCATATGGGTTTAGAATTCCCGAGAACGGACTTCGAGAGTTTGAAGAAGCATATAATTATCCTACAGTTTTAGTGAGTGGCTGTTCGGTTACTGAAGGAATAGGTATGCCGGAAAATCATTTGTGGCATACATTCCTTACAGATAAATTTACTGAATTTACTAATTTGCCTGTTGCTAAATTTAATATAGGTAGAGGAGGTATTAGTGCAGATGCTGCAATACGATACGTATATGTTTCTATAGAACATAAAGGTGCTAGGCCTGACCTTGTGTATATATTGGTACCACCCCTTACCAGAAGAGAACTAATAACAACAAATAGCAATGGAGAAGGATACATTATAGATTTCTTACCGGGTCAACCTAAGTCTACAAATCCTTCTGAAATTGAAAAACAAGAGATAATTGATCATTTAGAAAGAACTATGGAATTACGGCAGTGTTATCACGATTATTTTCAGAATTTGCTTTTTATAAAGTATTATCTAAACTCTAAAAATATTCCTTGGTTTTTTAGTTGTTGGGCAGGCGACTTTGGAAATATTGACTATCCAAAAGAGTTAGAAGAACATTTTATACCTGTAGTTATGAAAAACGAAATATATGTTGAAGAACAGTATAAAAAATTCAAAGAGAATATTGCAAGAGATTGTGCTCATCAAGGTCCAAATTCACATTTTAAAATGGCATCTGAAATATATGATAAATTATTAGAAAAAGATGAGTTCCTGAAACTTATTAACAAATGGAATAACAATGACAGATAAAAAATTAATGGTTGTATGCGGAGACAGTTTTAATTATGGAATAGGATGTACCAATCTTCATACAAAGCCATATGGTGTATTAACTTCTCAACATTTTGATTGGGATTTAGTTAGATTGGCTCGTGGAAGTGCTAGTAATTTTACTATATACTTACAAGGTGCTTATGCTGCTAAAATGCGTCCAAAACCTCATCTAATAATATTAGGCACAACATCCTATGATAGAATAGAATGGGTAGAGACTGGTAAGAATATAGAACCTGGACACCAACCGTCTGCATTAGATATAAATTACCATTTGTATCCTCCGCACTATCATACTCCACCATTACATGATAAGCCAATGGATTTCTATTTCCAAGATAATCCAAACTATTCTCCAAAAATATTAAGTGAGCAAGTGGTTGCATTTTCTGATTACTTAAGATTTGCCAAAGCAAATCAAGAAGCAGACTATTACAAACGCATGTGGACAGAGTCAATTGAAAAATTAGAAATGATAGAAAAATACTTCTTTGATGTGTTTGACGATGGTATTAAACGAGAATATGATCGCGGAGTTATACTGATGGCATATCGTATGATTAAAAAACAAGGAATAAACTGTATTATATTTTCTGCAGATACTGATTTTAGAAACCTTGTTGATGAACCTAGAGACTTTTTTAATCAAGATTGGGGAAGATGTACCGCATTGTGGCCGGATACTGTAAACAGTTTGCATACCGGCGATGGCGGTCATGTAGATTCTGCAGAACGGTTAATTGAACATATAAAAAATAATAATTTTGAGTAATATGAGAATAGCACTGTATGGCGATAGTTTTGCCTGTATTAATACAAAATGGGGAGATACCGGAACTGATCGACCTGAGAAAGGATTATCCTGGGGAGAACTGTTAGAAAATCACGGACATACGATTTCTAATTTTGCAAAGTCTGGAACAGCATTTATGTTCAGTTACGATCATTTTTTAAGAGAACATAAAAACTTTGATCTAAATATTTTTGTAGTAACTAGTCCAGAGCGACTATATGTTAAAGCATTAGATGGAATGTGCATGTTTGGGTGGCCTTGGGCCGATAGTGAACATGAAAGGGTTTCAAAGTTACCACCGTATCCTAGAAAAGAAATACATTTAGAAATATTAAAAAGTGTTAAGATATATTTGCGAGATTGGGTCGATTGGGAAATGATGACACATGTTCAACACCTACTAGTAAATAATTTATGGAGACTTGCACCTAATACTATTGTTATACCTGCATTTGAAAACTCAATGGAACAAACAACTGATGATCTTTTTAGTGCTGCAAAACACGAATTAAAATTAGTAAATGAAGAAGCATATAATAACTTTGATTTTGGTTGGTTAGACTGTCAGCGTAAATTTCATTTTTCCGAAGAAAATAACAAAGTAATAGCCGATCTAATTATAGATGCAATTGAAAATAATAAAAAGATTGTAAGTGTATCAACTAGCGATATGATTAAACCTAGTAATTTTGATTTTTCCTTTTATGTTAAGGAACATACAAAAACTCTGTATAGAGAATACTACGATGAAAATATTAAAACTTAACCATCTATGAAAAAGCGTTTGGCAATCCTTATAGGCGGAGAGTATAGAACGTTTTCGTCGTGTTTTAAGTATTGGAAATTTTTAGATAATTTTGATTATGATATATTTTTTAGTACATGGGATATGTCAAATAGATATTCCGATGCATATACTGCTTTTACAGAAGATTTTACCAAAGAATCAAATCCTAACGTAAAAGAATCAATAACAGCAGATAAAATATTATCAGTCATAGGCAAACAGCCAAAATATCTAAACATAGAAAAAGAAATTGATTTTGATCATAGGGGAAATAAACAAGTATACCATTGGCAAAAGTTAATAACAGCATTAATTAATTTGCGTTATTCATACGATTATGTTATAATAACAAGACCAGATTTGATAATTCGAGGAGATGAGTTTCCTAATTTTATATTAAGTATAGATCCGAATAATATGTATGGTGTGAGCAATTTAAGGATAACTGCTCCACCGTTACCATTTGTTGTTACTGTACATGATATAGCATTTATGTCATCCCCAGAAACATTAATTAAAACATTGTTACCAGTTCCATATATGCGATTAGCAACAGCCGAACAAATACAGAATGGACTAGGAGATTGTTTGCATACTCATTTAGCGCATTATTTTGTTTCAAATAGTATATATGTTCATTCAATGAACGCAGAGTTTACCGTCAACAGAGGAGATATTACATGAGTGAAACTATTGAGAATTTATCCAAGGAATACATTCAAGCATTTAGACAAAAGAATCTACTTGAATTAGAAAATTTGTTTGCTGATAATATACGTGTTGTAGATTGGGAAATTGATATCCAAGGAAAACAAACAGTATTGAATGAATTAAAACGTGTTTTTAGTTCAATTAAAGATTTAGAAATCCCAGGGGAGATCATATCTGCAGCCTCATCAGAAAATATTGTATATGTTGAACTTAAGATACAACCGGGTATTGAAGAAACATTGCACCTGTTAGATGTAATTACCTTCAATGATGATAATAAAATCGTTGAAGTGCATGGGCATAAAATTAAAGATGTTTCTAGAGATGTAATGTACAAGAAAAAATTAGCGGAGTATCGTAAAAGAGATCCGTTTATATACAGATGATTATTTGGGGAATTAGTGCTAATAGTCACGATGCTGCCGTTAGTGTGTGGCACGATAAAGATCTACGATTTGCTGCTCATAGTGAAAGATATAGTGGTAAGAAAAATGACGGAGATTTATGCCCAGGTATACTTGAAGACGCCGGCCAGTATGGTCAGCCTGATCTAATAGTTTGGTATGAAGATCCTATACTAAAAACTGCAAGGCAACTCAAAGCAGGTCAGGGTGATACAGAACAAGAAAATGATATAAGAACATATCTTGCCAAATATAATCTAACTCAAAAAATACATTTTGGAAAACATCATCACAGCCATGCTGCCGCTGGTTATTACACAAGTGGATTTGCTGATGCAGCAGTTGTAGTAATTGATAGTATAGGAGAGTTTGAAACTCTTACACTATGGCATGGGCAAGGTAATGACCTAAAGAAAGTATATGCACAAGAATATCCTAATAGTTTAGGATTATGGTTTAGTGCCATGACACAGCGTTGTGGACTGAAGCCCAACGAAGAAGAATATATATTAATGGGCATGGCAGCATATGGTGATGCAAACAGACTCAAAGCAGATATATACAAAGATTTCTTTAAAACAATAAACGGTCCTTCGATATCATTTAAACAAAATCTACACAAGGGATGTTTAGAATGGAGAATGGATTTGCTCAGCGATCAAGATACGTTTGACATAGCAGCAGCAACTCAAGAGATATATACAGAATTACTACAAGTCATTAGCACATGGGCCCGTAGAAATATATCTAGTAATAATCTTATCCTTATGGGAGGATGTGCTCTTAATTGTGTAGCCAATAGTACTATAACAGGTGATTGGGATAACGTATGGATAATGCCTAACCCGGGTGATGCAGGTAGTGCTGTGGGTGCTGTGGCAGGATACTTTGGTGAACATATTAAATGGCCCGGCGCATACCTAGGAACAGATATAGGAACAACATATCCAGTTAGTCAAACTATTGATATACTAAAGAAAGATAAGATAGTAGGAGTCGCAAGTGGTCGTGCAGAATATGGTCCTAGAGCATTAGGTCATCGTAGTCTGCTTGCTGATCCAAGAGGTGCAACTATTAAAGATACAGTTAATGCTATTAAACGTAGACAACAGTTCCGTCCATTTGCTCCTGCTATATTAGAAGAACATGTACATGAATACTTTGAAATGCCTAAGGGTATTACTGCTAGTCCTTATATGCAGTTTGTTGCTCGTTGTACTAAACCGGATGAGTTTCCTGCTATTATACACAAAGATGGAACCAGTAGGGTACAAACTGTAAGCAAAACAGATAGCCCGGGGTTTAGGCAGTTACTGGAAAATTGGTATCAGGAGACCGGATGTCCTATGTTGTTAAACACTAGCCTAAACATAAAAGGGCATCCTATGGTTAATAACATTGACGATGCCCATAAATTTTATTTACAATATAATGTTCCTGTTATAACATGAGCACAATACTAACCATTGCTGACTACGATGTTGTATTCTTAAGTTACGATGAACCCAATGCTGATGCAAATTGGGAAGACCTTTTAACTAAAGTACCACATGCCAAACGAGTGCATGGTATTAAAGGTAGTGACTCTGCACACAAATTTGTAGCACAGTTAGCAACTACTGATAGAGTAGTTATAATTGATGCTGATAATTTAGTAAACAAAACATTCTTTAATCAAGTTATTGAACTAGATGGCAGTGTAGATCCTAAAGAATGTGTATTATCCTGGCCTAGTTATAATATCATTAATGGATTACAATACGGTAACGGCGGCATTAAGTGTTGGCCGAGACAGTTAATTTTAGATATACGTACACACGAAAATGCAGAAGATGACGATCCTGCAACACAAGTTGATTTTTGTTGGCATGTTAATTATGTTTCTGTAGAAGAGTGCTTCTCTGAAATACATAATAATGCTAGTCCGTTACAAGCATGGAGAGCCGGATTTCGTGAAGGTGTAAAGATGAGTTTAGATAGGGGTAGTAAGGTAACTGATATTTCACATTTATGGGATGGTAATCTAAAGCGTTTGGGTGTTTGGATGATGGCAGGTATGGATGTGCCTAATGGAGAGTGGGCAATATTAGGAGCAAGACAGGGCTGTTATCTTACCAATTTTACAGATTGGGATCCCATTAATGTTAGAGATTTTGAGTATCTAAATAACTATTGGAAAGAAACATTTAACCATCTTAATAAAGAAGAAATACACTCAATGATTGATGCTTACGGACACCTTTTAGAGTTAAACCAATTAGAATTAGGTTCTCCGTTTGATGCCCAACAAAGCAGATTTTTTAAATTTTATTCTGCTATATAGTGGATAAATATGTATAATTACTGGAGCAAACAATGGCAAACCACAAAATCTCTTCAACATACAACAACACCCCAGTTGAAGTAAAATGGACAAATAACGACGCGATTAGAACAATGATCACTTATCAAGTTCAAAGCGATCATTGGCCAATTGACGAAATTGATACATCAATTCCGTGGGATGAACTGCCTCCACATGAATTTACTTTCACTGATGAGCAAATGTTGTCTGAATTAGAAGCACATCTTGCTGTACGATTAGAAAGATATGGAAAATATTTAATTGATGAAAATCCAAAGAAAATAATAAGCATTGGCCCGGGGTTATCTACATTTGAAGCAGCAGTCTGTAAATTAAATAGTGATTGTCACATGTATCTAGTTGACAGATCAGAAATTACATATCCTGAAAAATTTTTACATGCTGAAAATCCAATCGTCAATAGCGTGTCACCGGGCTATGTTGATTGGGGGTTTAGAAACTCATTTGGAATAGTAGAAGATATATTTGCTGCAACCGATATAAACACTACAAGATTTACAGAATTAGATCCAACCGATAGTTGGCCTGATGGGGATGTTGATGTAGTATTATCTATATTCTCATGGATGTGGGAATATCCAAAAGAAACATATTGGCAAAAAGCAATAAGAAGTTTAAAAACAGGTGGTAAGTTAATATGTACCTTAAAGTTTATCCCTGACAGAGATGTTGTTACTGAAATTACAAATGCCTTGGGATCTGAACCTGTTGTAATACCTTGGTTAATAGACGAGTGGAACTTAGACGATGCCCATAAATCACATCTTACAGTAGTTAATGGTGCATACGGCGGAGTTTACGTTTGGACCAAGGCAAACTAACAAGCATCTAAACATAGTTCGCTAATGTTTACATTAGCAGGTTGATCAATTAACCACTTGATAACTCCTGCTACATAAGCACAATCTAATTTAGGAACATCTGGCATGTTTTTATCTTGTAATGGTGTATGAAGATTTCCAGGCGATAGGTATGTAACTCTAAATGTTTTTTCTAAAACATTTGACGCTATTTGACTTAATTGTCTACAATAGTTTCTTAATGCTTTTTTATTGGCGGGATAATCCCAAGTAATTGATTTAACAGGAGTATCTGCACTAGAACCAATTGCTATAATATAGCCATTATGTTTTTGTTTTTCCCATGCCACTGCTACTTCTTGAACCAGTTCTGATTGATAATAATGCCAAAGAGAACTTACACTGATAAACACATCGTATTCTAAACTTAACTTGGCTAATTCTTTTCTTTTATATCGTTCTTCTAAATCCCAGTTACCACTAGATCGACTAGCAAATGTAGCATCTGGAAATATATGTTTGATTGATTGTGCTAATCCGTAATTAGGATTGCCTGCTATTAGTATTTTCATTTTAGTTTAATTTTTTGATTATTTTTATTAGAGTCAGATCTTCCAGCAGTCCACCCACTAGAGTATTCTAATTCACTTCCGCATATCTTTCCGCATACTTCTAACTTAGGAATATGATCATCCATTGTTCCTTTCCAACTATCGCATATCTTGTTGGCATAATATTCATGAGACAGAACATCTGCTAATGAGTGATGTCTTAGACTATTAAAATTCCATCCATATATATCTAAAATTTTACGAGCATCTATATATTGTTGATCTTTTGGATCATCATAATATACTCCACCTGCGGCCCATGTACATGCCCATACTTTGGCCTCATAGTCTATGAATATAGAATTGTATGCTTTGGTCTTGCATGTTATATGAGTATTATTGATATAGTTTTTCCAATCTTTATGCTTATCAATTATTGATTTATACTGTGTTTCACCTGTACCTTTATGTTTCTCTGCCATTTCAATAACATACTCACCTTTCTTATTATCTACCTTTATTGAATTATTGTTTAAGTTTTTTTCAGAAACAAACCTATTAGTTTGTTTTATGGTTATATTGTAGAAACCCATTTGTTTGGCCAATTCTATAACCTGATCAACTTGATGTTCGTTGTGTTTAAAAACTAAAAACTCCCACTCGGCGTATCCACCTGCATTGATAAACGCAGATGCGTTTTCTATTATTTTTTTAAAGTTTGAATCAACCCTGTAAAGATAATTGGTATCTTCTAGTCCGTCAATGCTAAATGCAACTGATCCTTTGCTACCCATTAATTTGGCTAAATTAGTCCACCACACCGTATCTCTTGCCGATCCGTTAGTTACTAAATGTACATGTCCTTTAAAGCCACTTTCATTATATAACCAGGTCAATGCCGGAATAAAAGTATTACTAACTATTGGATCTCCATAGTTACCGCAATAAAGAATACGTTCAAGATTACCCGCAATTGGTTCTATAAATGTTTTATAATCACCTAAGGTTAACTCATCTATAGGAAGAATTTCATTATTAGTCCTAGCACACTGTGGGCATTTTAAATTGCAGTTGCTGGTATGATCTATAGATATGTGCCTTATTTCATTTATATTTGCATATTCCATTATTGATGATCTTTTAAATTATTTATGAGGTTGTATTGTACCTAGTTAAATATGTTACATGACTACTAATCTGCACACCATTTCTAGGGTATTATCTATAGCAAACGAAAATCCGGAATATTTAAAACAATTGGCTGATGCCTATAGCACAGGACAGATAAAAAGTAAATTATGGCTTGTTGAAAATTTACCCAATGACTTGGGTTTAGTTTTTATATGTGCGGGATGGTATGGTACATTGGCTAATTTGATGTTTGACAATTGTCGAGATAAGTTTGATAAGATACGATCGTTTGATATGGATCCATCTTGTTATAAAATTGCTGATACTATTAACAGACCCTGGGTTATAGACGGCTGGCAATTTAAATCTAGTACATTAGATATACACAACATGTCATATCCCACTAGACATAGAACTTACAGAGCAAACGGTACACATGTTGATTTAACTGAAATGCCTGATACTATAATTAATACTAGTTGTGAGCACATTGATAATTTTAATCAATGGTATTCTAATATACCCAAAGGTAAAACTGTTATACTACAATCAAATAACTATTTTGAATTAGAAGAACATATTAATTGCTCGCAATCATTATCTGAATTTATTGATAGTGCTCCAATGAGTAAAATTATATATCAAGGTACACTTTCATTAGACAAATATGATAGATATATGCTTATTGGAATTAAGTAATGTATAATCAACTAGTATTAGAAAAATATTGTCCAGCACCGGAGATGGGCATAGATATCGATCCGCAAGGATATATAAAAGTTTGCTGTGGAACCGTTACTAAATTATGCCACTTAGATGATAATATAGATTGGAGTAATTTTTTTAATAGTAAACTTTGGATCGATAGCAAAGTAGAAATACAATCTGGAAATTGCAAAACTAACATCATATGTAAAAATTGTATATCTAACGAAAACAAGAATATTGTTAGTCAACGACAGGCATTAAGATATTCTGCTGGTATGCATCACTGGGATTATTCTAAACCTACTAACATAGATATTGATTTAGGCAATGTTTGTAATCTATGGTGTGTTATGTGCAGCAGTAGAAATAGTACTAAATGGGCCAAAGTAGATCCAACGGGGATATTACATAGCATTAATAATCAAGATATATATAAACCTTTTAGATTCAAAAGTCGATACATTGACAATGTATTGGATAAAATGTTTATTGAAATTCAACGTTGCACTTTTAAAGGTGGCGAGCCATTTGCGTTTAAAGACTTTGAATATATGTTAGAATGGTTATTGAGTAAAAATTGCCAAAGTGTAGAAATAGTAACTAACGCAACATTATGGACTGAAAAATATAGTAAAACATTTTTAAAATTTCCAAATGTGTTCTTCTCAGTTAGTGTTGATGGTTGTTATAAAATTAGTGATTGGATAAGATACGATAGGATTAGTAGTTATCAAACAGTTAAGGACAATATTGCTCAAATGTCAATGCTTCAAAATGCAGGCGGGTCGTTAGTACATGTTACAATGCCATATAATCTGTATACGTTGCCAGAGTTTTTATTGGACTTTGATGAAGAATTTTCTAAATCAAATTGGTGGATAAATTTAAAACAGATATGCATAAATCCTCCGCAACTTAATGTTAACAGCATTGTACCTTTAGAAAGTAGATTAAAAGTAGCCCAAAGACTTAGGAAATTAAAGTTAAACTACAAAACTCGTTTCTTAAAAGAGTTGATTGATTACATAGAGTTACCAGTACACCCGGATATTGAATTACAAAGACAGTTTGTTGATTATACCAATTTGATAAACAAGAAAAAGTCATTTAACATTTGGAATGAAGTTCCTGAATTGCAATACGACCTCAAACACATCCTTAAATAAGGATATGTACAAAATAAATGATATAAAACAGATACATCTAGAAGTTACGCAGCGTTGCCAAGCAGCCTGTAGTATGTGCGATAGGAGTAAAAACGGTGGAGATATAAATCCTCACATTAACTTAGACGAGTTAACATTAGATGATATACAGAATATATTTTCTCCTAACTTTGTAAGTCAATTAACATCATTACAGATATGCGGTAACTATGGAGATCCTATTGTTGCTAGTGACACCCTTGAAATTTTTAGGTATTTTAGAAAACACAACCCTAATATGTGGTTAAGTATGAATACTAACGCAGGTGCAAGAGACAAAGAATGGTGGAGTGAGTTAGCATCAGTAATTAATAAAAAAGGCACTGTTATATTCAGTGTAGATGGTTTAGAAGATACTAACCATCTTTACAGACAAAATGTAAACTGGAAAATTGTTGAAAGATCAATGCATTCATTTATTGAAGCAGGCGGTAGAGCACGATGGGATTTTTTAGTATTTGACTTTAATCAACATCAAGTAGAAGAAGCAAGACAACTATCAGTGCAGTGGGGATTTGAAAAATTTACTGTAAAGAAAAGTTCTAGATTTATTGCAGGTAGTAATTCTGCTCCAAAAGAATCACACCAAGCAGTTAATAAAAAAGGTCAACGTACCATTGAAATTAAAAAACCCTCAGTTGAATTTCAAAATACAGCCCTTAAGAGCCAAAGTGCTCTTATTGACAAGTATGGTAGTATGGAAAATTATTACGATGTTGTTCCTGTAGAATGTAAAGTTAAAGAAACAAATAGTTTATACCTAAGTGCTGAAGGATTAGTGTTGCCGTGCTGTTGGACTGCTGGCCGCATGTATAAATGGTGGCAAGAAGATCCTAAGGTAGAACAAATTTGGAAATTTATTGATAAGGCAGGCGGCAAAGACTCTATTAATGCAAAACTAATTGGATTAGAAAATGTATTTGCATCTGGAATATTTGATGACATTGAAGATAGTTGGAACAAACCTAATTGTGCCAGTGGTAAACTAAAAGTGTGTGCTATGAAATGTAGCAAAGAATTTGATGTAGTGGGATCACAATATGTCTAACAAAAAACCTTTACCATCTCCTACATTTTGTGCATTACCATGGATGCATCTAAGTAGTAGGCCCGATGGGAAAATGCGTACCTGTTGCACAAGCAATGCAAGTTCAGTACAAGATCCAAATTCTAGTATAAAAGTGGGAGGCGGTGAGGTAGGAGTTGTAAGGAACGATGATGGCATTCCTGCAAACTTTAATCATACAAGTCTAGAAGAAGCATGGAATTCTAGTTATATGCGTAATGTGCGTACAACCATGTTACGAGGTGAAAAGCCTGCTAGTTGTTTAAAATGCTACAAGGAAGAAGATGCAGGACATCTTAGTAAACGTAATTGGGAAACAGAGTATTGGGGAGATCGATTCGACCTTGATGAATTAGTAGCAGAAACAACTGACACAGGGAAGATACCTCCTAAAATTAGATACATTGATCTGCGTATGGGATCCAAATGCCAACTGGCATGTGTTATGTGTAGTCCCCACGATAGTTCAGGATGGATTAAAGATTGGAATAGCATATATCCAAACATAGTTAATGATAATTTAAAAGGAACTAGTGCGTGGGAAAACAAAGGAAAGAACCACGGTGCAAGTTATAACTGGCATAAGAACAATCCTACATTTTGGAATGACTTGTATGATCAAATTCCAAACATGTATCAATTATACTTTGCGGGCGGCGAAAGTCTTATCATAGAAGAACATTATGATTTGCTAGAGGAATGTATTAAACGTGGCTATGCTAAAAACATAGAACTTAGATACAACTCTAATGCAGTAGAATGGCGTGACGATCTATTTGATCTGTGGGCACAATTTAAAAGAGTACGTTTTCACTACAGCATAGATGCATATGGGGAACAGAACGACTATATACGATATCCGTCTGTTTGGCAACATCAAGAAGAGATATTCTGGAAATTAGATAATACAGCAGCACAAGTTGAAGTTACTACTGCCACTACATTAATGGCTCTTAATGTAGCATATATCCCGGAGTTTCTTAAATGGAAAGTTCAACAAGGATTTAAGAAAATCAATAAATGGCCGTTTGGTGCAGGCGGCATTAATATGCATTTTGCCTATTGGCCGCCACAATTAAATGTCAAAGTATTACCACATGATATTAAACAACAAATAACATTAAAATATCAAGAAGAGTTGTATCCTTGGATGGAAGACAATTGGCAAAAATTTACAGGTGTAGAAGAATTAGGAATTAGTAAAGAACAATGGTTGACTGCTCCCTACGGTATTAAAAGATATAAAGGTATTATTAATTTTATGAATTCGGAAGATTGGACTGCTAGATTACCCGAAACAAAAGAATATATTCATCTTGTAAACAAACAACGTGGATGGACTGATAAGTTTTCAAAAGCATTTCCTATTTTTAAAGATATATTATAATGCGAGAACTAATTCAGTATGATAGACCACAAAGTATGTATGACTCCGAAGTACATACGTACATTGCTGAATTGATTACGTCAAATAATTTTGCAGACAATCCAGATATGCTATGGATTGAGTTTAAGGATAAGTTTCACAACTGGATAATATCTAGCAAATTAAATCAGGCAACAGGTCTAGAAAAGTTTCCTGATAGAGATATCGTTGCAGGAGTAACACAATTTATAGACGACATTCATCAAATGAAATCAAATGTATGTGTGTTAGAACACGAGTATAGATACCATTGGAGATTGTATGGTGATGACCTTGTTGTGCGTACAGTTAACACATTGCAAGCAGGAGATAATTTAATATTGAGTATGCCATTTCCTTATTACGGAGACATACATCCTGATACTGATTTAATATTATCTAAATGTAACAAATTGAATATCGATGTACACATTGATGCTTGTTGGTTTGGCTGCTCGCGTGATATCGTGTTTAATTTTGATCAACCTTGTATTAAAAGTGTAGGATTTAGTTTAAGCAAAGCATTAGGAATGGGTGCTAATAGAATAGGTGTGCGGTATTGTAAGCAACGATGGAAAGGACCCGTTAGTATCATAAATGAATTTAATATGAATACTCAAATATTAGTTTGGATGGGAATTAAATTTATAGATAAGTTTGGTGTAGATTTTTGGCAAAACAAATATGGTGCTGCTTATAAACAAATATGCCGGGACTATAACTTAAAACCAACTAAAGCAATACATTTAGCATGGGATGTTGATAAGCCTTGCGGTGTACGGCCACTGTTACGAGCACTAGTTAAATGACAGCCTGCATTCACGCATGGTCCAGTCTAGGCATGAATTCATTTGGACGGATTAGGGCTTGTGGACGTAGTTCTCCCGATAATAATAATCCTAGTTTAAAAGATATATCAATTGACGAAGCATGGAATAGTGTTTACTATAAGCAATTGCGATTAGATATGTTAGCAGGAGTAAAGAATAAGAACTGCGACAAATGCTATCTTCAAGAACAGTTAGGTGGTTACAGTAAACGTATGCAAATAAATGACATAGTTTCATTTGATGTTGAACATTACAAAACTAAGACAGCAGCAGACGGCAGTACTGATATTAAACCAAGTAGGATAGACATACGAGTTGGCAATATATGCAATTTAAAATGTGTTCACTGTTGGACTGGCAACAGTAGTAAGTGGTATGAAGATAAACTATTGTTAGACAAGTACGAGAACACACAAAATTACAAAATTAACAATAAGTGGATATCTGAAAAAGGCACAGTGTGGCAATATGTAAGAGATAATTGTGACACTATTGAAGAACTGAATATACTAGGTGGAGAACCGTTTGCAAGTAAAGAGCATAATCAATTAATAGATTGGTTAATTGAACACGATAAACTTAATATAGATCTATGTTATGTATCAAATGGCACATTGCTTTATCCTAAAGTTATAGAAAAATTAAAAAAGTTTAGACATGTTGAACTTGGTATAAGTTTAGATGATATACATAATAGAGCAGAGTTTGTAAGGTTTCCTACCAACTGGAATAAATTAGAAAAAAATGTAAGGTATATAAACGACTCATTTAACGGAGCATATCTAACATGGACTTGTTATAATATGAATTTTTTCCACTTAGCAGAAACATACAAATATTGTTCTGACAATTTTAAAAATATGGATTTTAGATTAGGAGATTTTGTTAACTCTCCATCGCACATGAGTGTTCAAAATTTACCATTATCTTTTAAACAGCAAATAGTCAATAGAACAAAAGATGTACCAGGAGTTGAGTTTTTTATAAATTATATGCTAGACAATGATTTATGGCCTAGTCAAAGAGATACATTTTTTAATTATCTAGATGATTTAGATATTAGCAGAAAGACCAACTGGAAAATTATATATCCAGAAATTGCAGAGTTAAGATGAATAATAAAATACCTACATCGTGGTGCCCATTACCCTGGACGCATACTAGTATAAAGGCTAGCGGGTCTTTCCAACTATGTTGTCATAGTGCTTCTAGTAATGATAAAGGTACCCTGTTGGATGCAGATGCAACCCCGCTTCATGTTACCACTTCTAAAATTGAAGATGTAATTAATAATGATTTATTAAAGTCAGTTCGAAAAGATATGTTAGAAGGCAAATGGCCCGATGTATGTATTCGCTGTAAGCGAGAATCTGAAAGCGGAATGAAGTCTAGAAACATATATGAACGGGATACACTTGCTGTCATTGTTGAACCAGAGTCTTATGTTACATATGATAAAGCAGTAAGACTAACTCAAGCAGATGGTACTATCAGCAATGCCGATTTTCCATTAACATATTTAGATATTAGGTTTGGAAATTTATGTAATCTTAAATGTACTATGTGTTCTCCTGCAGACTCTAATCAATGGTACAATGATTATGTAAGTATTTGGAACACTAGAAGATTTTCTATAAATGTTAATCGAAAAATTGAATTAACAAAAAATGAAAATGGAGATTACAAAACTACTACTAATACGTTTGACTGGAGTGATGATATTAATCTATGGACAGAAATAGAAAAATATATAAGTCAATTTAGGAAAGTATACATTGTAGGAGGGGAGCCCCTTATAATTGATTCTCATTATGAATTTTTACAAAAGTGTATAGACAAAGGACATGCAAAAAACTTAACTATTGAATATAATACTAACATAACAAATATTCCAACTAAAGCATGGAACATGTGGAAACATTTTAAGTTGATAATAATAGGAGCAAGTATCGACGGAATGGGAGATGTTAATAATTTAATTAGATATCCTAGCAAATGGTGGAAGACTGAGGAGAATTATAAGAAGTTTTCAAATGCTGAAGGTAATTTTAGTTTACATGTTACCTGTACCGTACAAGTTTTAAATGTATGGCAATTTCCAGAATTTGTTGAATATCTAATAATCAATAATAGGAACATTAAGGAGTATTGGAAGTCGTCACCGCTAATGCTTAGTGCTCATCCAGTACATCGTCCTGCATATTTAAATATTAATATATTGCCAGATGAGTTTAAAGAAAAACTAAAAGTAAGGTATGAACAATATAAAGAGAAATTAAGAACTACCGACTATCAGTTGTTATATGGAAATAGTAATGGTGCATCATGGAATGAAAAAGTAGAAAATGCCTGTAGGATAATTGACACTTACATTCAATTTATGCATCAAATTAATTATACTTCAGAAGAGTTAATTAAGCACAGAGCAGACATGATACATTTTTTAGATAAACTAGATCAACTTAGAGAAACAGATTGGAAATTAGTATGCCCTGAGTTATACGAAGCAACAGTTCCTTGGAGGACACTTCCGGTAGGGCCTTATTAATGGAATATAATAAAAATTCAAAATTTTGTTTAATGCCTTTTATTACATTAAACACACGCCCTAATGGACAAGTTAAACCTTGTAGCCAAGTAATGGGTATGCCCGGAATTAAACAAAACTCAACTGTAGAAACAATATTATCATCTACCTCCCCTGCATGTAACCTAACTAAAGATACAGTTGAAAGCGTATGGAACAGTAGATTTATGCAGGACTTCAGGATGAAAAAAATTAACAACGAATATATAAAATTCTGCGAAACATGCTATCAAGAAGACGCGATGGGAGTAACAAGCAAGCGCCAAGCAGTGATCGACTCTTACTATAGTGATAACAAACACCTAGTTGAAGAAGCCGCTGCTAATAACGGTATAATGTCTACAATGCCAGTTTGGTGGGAACTACGATTAAGCAGTATATGTAATCAATCGTGTCGGATGTGTATTCCTCAAACTAGTAGCAAAATGCGAAATGAGTTTGCAAAATTTAAAAACGAATTACCTGTATCAGTTAAGCAGAATGTAGATTCTGCAATTATTCAATACAACAATCATGGATATATTGGAAATAGCAAATATTTTTTAGATCAATTTTGGAAAAACATATCAGATATAAAGTATCTAGAACTACACGGTGGAGAACCTACTGCTGATAAAACATTATGGAACCTGGTTGAAAGAGTAGTAGAGTCGGGACATAGTAAACATATGCATATTCACGTGCATACAAACATACATAATTTAACTGAAAGACATGTAGATCTATGGGACCAATTTAAAAGTGGATGGATAGGAGTTAGTATAGACGCATATGCTGAAGAAAACGAATATATAAGATACGGCAGTAATTGGGATGTTATTGAACGTAATTTAAAATTATTAAATCGCTTAGGCAGTCATTGGAGCAAATGGATAACTAGCAGTGTTATGGCATATAATAGTTGTACCATGCATAGACTAATTAATTGGTTTATTAATTATGTAGACATTAACAATATAAAAAATGTGTCATGGCGTATGGATACTGTAGTTAATCCAAATTTAGTTAGAATAGAACATGTTCCTATGCATCTGCGCCTAAAGGCAGTTGATAAACTAATACCGTTGATAGGTACATCTGATCAGCAAACTAATGAATCAATATTAAATTTAATAAATGCATTGAAAAGTACTCAACTTCCCCAAACAGGTAGTTATGATGAGTTTATAGAATATACCAAGGTATTAGATAAGAAAAGAAATCAAAATGTGTCAATTACATTTCCACATTTAACAGAAATGTTTGTATGAAATTAGTTGCTACAAAATATAAGCATAATCATCTTAATACTATGATGATTGATTGGTACATAGGTAAAAGATGTAATTTTAGTTGCAGTTATTGTGCTGACTTTATTCATGATAATTATTCCGCACATGTTCCGTTTGATAAGATGAAAATTTTTGTAGACAAGATAGTAGAACGATATGGCACAAATATACATTGGAGTTTAACCGGCGGCGAACCTACTCTTAATCCCGACTTCATACAATTACTAGAATATCTGCAAGATAAGAAACATGAGATAAGTGTATGCACAAATGGCAGCAGGCCAATAGAATATATGCAGAGAATGTATGCATTGGTTGATAATATAACATACAGTCTACATTTTGAACACATTACTCCTAGGTTGACAGAATATACAGATAAAGCACTACAACTTGAAATGTGGCGTAAAAATTGGAATAGTTCTATCCCTGATGATAAATTAGGATGGGACTTAGATCAAATACAACCAAAACGTTTAGTAGTACGATTTATGGTTTTACCGGGCTTTGGTAAAGAGATTAAAGACATAACAGAGTTATTTAAAAATTATGGAATTGAAAAAATTGAGCATAGGGTAATTAGACCGCAGTCTGAATTCTTTGTAGAAGAAAATAAAATTCAAAATGCAGATGGTAGTTATAGTTGGAAATTAAAGCGTACCAAAACAGATGTAAATGAAACAACCAAAGTATCTCCAAATCAAGATAATCATAAAACATTTACAGAAGTAGTGTCTCGAGAAGAACGTTGGTATGATGACAACGATCGAAAAGTATTGCAAGAGTTATATGCTACTATAAATACAGAAAGAAAATGGTTAGAGGGGTTTGTTGAAAACGAGGATGGAAATATAATTAAAGAAGACTTCCATTACAATAGTCTAAATTACGAATACAAGACTAATTTTAAAGGATGGACTTGTTATGCAGGAGTTACACTTTTAAAGGTTGCTCCTAATGGTGATATTTTTATAGCCAATTGCTTTCAAGGCGGTCCATTAGCCAACATTTACACGTTAGACAATACTGTAAGTTTGCCAAACACCCCTGTTATATGTCAAAAAGAAAGATGTACTGATCCTATGGATTTAAGGCAAATAAAGTATAAAGAAGAAAAGTATAAGGAATTAGTACATGACTTACAAAATCGTAACATCCCAGGACACAATAGAATTTGATTTAAAAGGATACACTGGAGTTGCAGTTTCTTTATCAGGTGGTGCTGACAGTGCAACATTATTCTACTGTTTGGCTGAATATGTAACTGTTGAAAAATTAGATGTAAAATTATACCCGATTACTATTTCCAACAAGAGTGATTCAGTAGCAGCACATACAGCAACCCTTGTTGTTAATTTTGTAAGAAAACGATTCCCTACAGTATTCATAGAACAAATTTGTAAATCTATATCTCTTGGAGGCGATTTTAAAGCACCTACCGCGGATAAGATTATATTGGATATGTATCAAAAAGGAGAGATACAAGCCTATATTGAAGGCGTAACTAGGAATCCCGATAGCACATTTAATTTTATACATCCAAACAAACATCATGTTCCTGCTGAAGAATTTAGAGAAGTGTACATACCAAAAACAAAAGTATCTCACGGAGGATTGCTTAGAATACGACCATTTGCAGGAATTAATAAACAGGGAGTATGTGAAATATCTAATCAAAAGCGGATCACTGCACGGATACTGCTAATGACTAGATCATGCACTGACCTAAAAGAATTCCGTTGTAATACCTGTTGGTGGTGTCAGGAGAGACATTGGGGATTTAACATACCAATACAATACCGTTATAGGATATGAACAATTTTGAATTAATTCGCAATGTGCTGTTAAATTATCCCCAATACTATCTAATGTATAGGGGCGGATCCGGCGGCGAATTTCTAACTGATAATATATCAGAATATTCTAGTAAATTTAGAAAGATCGCCCAATCTCAAAAATCAACTACATCATTAAATAGAACTCATTTGACATTACCAATCTTTTATCAAATGGTGTCAATGGTTAAGACCAAAACTAATAATTTAGATGATTTCATATCAGATATTGAAAGACTTCACAAAATTAAATGTATTGATATAAAACAATCAACTGATGATGCAATATCTTTCTTACTCATTGATGATGCTATTCCTATAGTTCGAACACACCTTTCAAGAAACTCATATTTCAATAAACAGAATACTCATATGATTTTAGTAGATACTCCTGATTGGTATAATTATAGAGAGATATTATTATTTTTAAAAACAAACAAAACGTATCAATGTACTTCGAGAAAAGAAATAGAAGATGTTTTTAAATATGAAATAGACACTTCTATTAATAATTTAAAAGCACATACTAGATTGCTTGATTCTATAGATTGGGCAGTTAAAAATAACATCATATCAATTTCTAATGTACATGCTGAAATTATAGCAGCAACAAACATTCCATTTTCTGATATTTTTATTGAAGATGCATTGCAACTATTTAAGAAATATAATCATGTAGATAATTCCTTTTTAGATTATTATAATTTTTATGAACCTAAATTAAAAAATCAAGTTAACATTATCGAATTCAGCAAACTGTTTAATAAAGGATATCTAGAAGATATGTTTGATATTGAGTCAAATGAGTTTCATGATAAGTTAATTGACTGGCACAAAAATAATTTAAAATTAATGTCTAACAACGGATTTGATATAAGTCCTTATATACTATCATGAGTGAATTAGAATACAGCGATTACGATTTTACTAAAATACCCTTTGACGATATAGTACAAGTGGGACAGCGTAATCTCCTTTACAGAGATATGTTTACCGTCAGTTGGCTATTAGGAAGATTTTGTAATTACAAATGTAGTTACTGTTGGCCATATGCTCGCAGCGATACGAAAGATCATAGGCCAACTGACCTATGTATTAGCACTGTTGACGAAATTAAAAGACAAGCAAGAGAAAATAAATTCAATAGTTTCCATTTTAGTTTTAGTGGGGGAGAACCTACATTTCATCCGGGATATCTTGATATACTTAAACACCTTGCAGATGATGTAGTAAACACAAACTACACAAGTATTCATATGACCAGCAATTGCTCAAGGAATACTAAATGGTTTGAAACTTATGTAGAATATGCAAAGCCATTTCATCGTGCCAGTGTTACTGCCAGTCTACATACTGAACATGTTAATAGTAATAAAAAGATGCAAGAGTTTGCTGACAAGTTAATATTGTGTCAAGAAAACGATGTACAGGTCACTATTAATATGGTAATGGTGCCTAGCCAATTTGATAAAGATTATGACAATGCATTATTCTTCCATGAACAAGGAATTAATGTTACTCTTAAACCGCAAAGCGATCCTACTGCTAGTAGAATAGTAGAAGGTTATACAGATGACCAAATGAAGAAGTTATGGAACGGAATGCCACAAAGGGCATATACAGAACATAAAAGAAAATGGAGCAGTAGACCACGTGCGACATTTGATAAACTACCTAATTCATTATCACCCGTTGATGTATTTGCATCAGTTCTACCACACATGCAAGTTGAGTTAACTGATAGCAAAGGTAAAAAATGGTATATGGATCAAGCAGAACGATTTAATGCATTTGGATTCAACAACTTCAAAGGGTGGAACTGCAATGCAGGATATCAAGGTATTATAATTAGAGAACCTGACGGTAATATAAAACGTAGTTACAGTTGTAAAGATACTCCGTTAGGAAATATACAAACAGGATTTAAACTATTTGATAAAGCAATGCCTTGTATTTCAAATAGTTGCGTAAGTAGTGCAGATAGTAAGATACCTAAACAAAGAGAGTTGTAAACTGCGGATAATAGTTAAAGAAATTTTGATTTCTATATTTGTCTGTTTTGTCAATATAGTTTTTTAATGTAGGCAACAGATAACTATCATCTGTGCTGTTCATAAAATTTTTAATATATTCTAAGTTATTATTAATTTTAGATATTTTGCAGTTGTTTTGGAATACTGTAAATTTTTCAGTTATCGATCGTTTAACATCTTTTGGTAATACAGTTACACATAACTCACTTGGATATGTTAAGTGAGTAGGATTCATAAATTTATCATCGGTTGGATCATTTTCATACCACCACATTAATGTTTCTGGCATATTCCATATATTCAATACACTAATGGTGCTACGTAAAAATACGTAAAATTTTGGATTGTTTTTTAACTCTAAAAACTTTTTAGTAACCAGTTCAGTATTAGAATACTTAGAAGGCCAGCGTATATATTCGTTCTCTAAAGGATCGCAACTATCAAAACTCATAGCAAACTCTACTTTTTTAAATTTGCTCCATTTTTCAATCCAACTGTCTTTGGGCATGATAGTACAGTTGGTGCTGTAATTTAATAGTATGTCACTACAATCACGTTCTTCAATTAACTTATCAATTAACGCCCAGTGATCGGGTGTCATTAAAGGTTCACCACCGGTAAACTTTATATGTACAAGATCGTTAATAAAAGGGTATATATTAGCAATATCGCTTTTGCTATGCTCTGTAGTATTTTGAGTTTTACCAAATATTGCTTGTTCTTCTTTAAACCATTTCCATGAATATCTACTATCACACATTCTACAAGCAAGATTACAATCGTTGCTAATTGCTAATTCAATCCACTTGATAGTAGGGGTATCTAAATTTACTAATTCATCAATTGGCAAATCTTCATTATCATTATAGCGTTCTCGTAAACTCTTTTTACCCGATTCTTCTTCTTGATAGCAGCGTATACATCCCGGAACTTGCTTACCTTCAAGCATGTTATTTCTTATGTCACTCATCCAGTCGCTTTGAAAGATATTAATTAATGATTTAGTTTTTAGATTATGATCAACTGGCCTATGTTGTTCTGCAAATCTGCAACATGGTTTGACTCTTCCTGTGGGATCTATAAATTGATGATCCCAGGGCATAGAACAAAATGTTTTACTTGGTATGATCAAAGTAGAGGATCCTCACCGTTACTTACCATACCCCATCGACGTTCATCGCACCACCAGCATTTTCCACAGGGAACTTTGTCATCGACTATATGTTCTAAATTAACATCACAACTAAGTGTTAATGGAGCAATATCATAAAGTAAATTGTGTTCTTTATAAAGTTCTATTATGCCTTGCTTGTCACAAAGTGCTAATGGTCTGGCACAGTATTTGTAGTTCCTATATATCGTGTCCGGAGTATCTCTATCAACTTGTCTAGCATCATCATACAAGAATTGTTCTCTTATATCTATTGGCGGATTTAATGTAATGCCATTAAATTCGTAATCAATGTATCCAATATTGAATAAGGCCTTTATATGATTAGTAGAACAGTAGAGTTTAAAAGGATTAACACTTTCTTCGAGAGGTATACTATATTCATAAGGTGCTGTCCATTGATTAAAATTAAAACGTGATAACATTATTTCGTGTAACTTATTTCTAACATTGCGTATTGTAGGAAAGTATGGAGGTTTGTTACCTAAGTCATTGCTGAGTAAACATATATTAATTGGCAAGTTGTTTTCTTTAATAGTTTTGGCCGTAAGATAAGTTAGTAATGCACTATCTAGTCCTCCACTAAGTTGAATACCTAATGTTTTCCAATTTGGGTCAAGTGGTATGATTACTTTGTTATTTGAATTCTTACATTTATATACCGTTTCAAAAATCATCTTGGGTAACCCTGCGTTTATAAATATTATTTATAGCCCATGATTAACCAAAGTAAAATTTTAAAAGGTGCAGTAGCATTAGGTGCCCCAAATTATGACGTTGATTCTTTTTTAACATTTAAAAATAAATTTGATAAATGGATACATTCTTCAGTTCAACGAGTTAATGGTCTTCCTAATAATTATTATGTTGTATCTGGTCTGACGGATGCATTCAATCAAACATATGGATTGTATGATAAGATTGGAATATTCAAAGGAGAATATGGATATCATAGACTTGTTATAGAAGATAGAGTAACAGAAGATCTTAATGATGCTGATGTCATAATAGTAAGTCATCCATTCAGTGCAGATGGAATGAGTTCACATGATAAATTAAAAATTGCAGACTCATATAATAAACCTATATTTGTAGATTGTGCTTTTTTTGGAATATGTCACAGTATAGATTTTGATCTAACTCCTTATAAAAATATACATAGTGTTTGTTTTAGTTTATCTAAAACTTTTGGTACAGGATGGAGGAGAGTTGGACTTTTATATACTGTAGACAAATACCCTGTATCAGTTTATTCAGAATGGGACTATCATTTCATTGCTGCTGCTGAACATCACTATGATCTTATTGATACAATGACTCCGGATTCTATGGTCAACAAACACCTCTCTAAACAATTAGAAATATGTAACGAATTAGATGTAATACCGTCAAATACAATAATATTTGGGTTAGACTATACTGATAGATATTCTAAATTTAAAAGAGGCAGTGTGAACAGGTTATGCTTAACTGCTTTAATGAATGAAACAAAATGAAATATCCATTTTTAGAAAAAAATGAACTTTTGTTAATTGATTATATACCGGGATCCTCTGGGCAACTTCTCATGCGTATTTGGTCAGAATTTGATTCTACCATGAATTATGATAATGTAAACTTGCTATCTAGCAATACTATTACAAATCATCCTGCATCAAAAGAAATCGATTATGATATTCAAATACCAAAACGAATCACTAACTGGTTTTTAAATAGATGTGAACCAACTAGTGTATATGATTATATTCAATTTTTTGAATTTCTTAGCATATTCCTTGTTGCATCTTCTCAGCGTTGGGTTCGTGGATCTAAAAATCAAAAGTTTTATGATGATGAAAATTATACAATACAAGGTAATAGAATATTATATGGGATACATTCATGGAATGCTAAAATACCATATGAGGAGATACGAGAATTAGGATACAATGTTAAATGTATAAGTATTGTTCCGACAACTGATAGAGGAATTAGATATCAGCACGATAGATTTCAGTTATGTTATCCGCATCCCGAAGAAATCATGCACGATTATTTTATTAACTTTAATAACAAGCGGCCAACACAGTCAGTTGATCTATGTACATTGTTAGTAGATAGAAACACCGATGCTATAATCAACTGGTTTCGAACTAGTATAGGTAATAATTTCCGTACTGACAAGATACCATATGTTAACCATCTACTTGACGTATATTACTCAGAAGTTATTAATAATATGGATTGTTAAAATGTATCAACTATTCCAAACTGATATTGGTTCTCGTGGATCGTTAGCAGAAGTATGGATTGATAGAGAAAAGAAATTAGTAAAAAAATATTACAGACCAAACAATACTACTATCACTGGAAAAATATACCATACCAGTATGGAAGAAATAACTAAGTTATTTGAAAATGAGATTTACTGGTCAACTAAACTAAAATCTAAACTTATATTAGAAACATATGAGCACGGAGAGTTAACTGAAGAACAAGGCTATTATCTACTGCAAGAATGGATTGGTCCTGATCTATTACATGAGAGAGGTCATACAGTAAAAGATCAATTTCCTAATTTAAAAATACAATTTCCTAAAATTATAGATCAACTTGAAGAAATGTTTGCGTTATTTCAAGAACATAATGTACATAAGATTAACAATGCTCTATGCAATCTTGTAGGAGCAGATGGCAATATTAAAGCATTTGATTTTAAATATGCTACAACACGTACAGAAGAATCTAAAGTTTGGGAACTACACTCTATTGATAATTGGTTGTCAAAAATAGATCCCAATTTAAAAACTATATTAAGGAAATATATATGAAATACTTTGAAAAAATAGACCTACCTGTTTTCACAGGAGTATTTGAGGAAATGACAGCATTACTAAAATCAAATACAATAGAATGGAATACAGGACAAATATGTTTAAACTCAACTATTGATCAACCTGACAACTATAAACTTGGTGTAGGCAGTTTACAGTACGATTGGGATAAGAAAAGGGAAGAAGTTGATCCAAATGGTGTAGTCAAGCAAGTTGTTCCGTTTAGGGATGTTATTATACATGAATCTGAATTTGTAATATTATGTAATCAATTTAAGAATACTATATTTGAGGATATATACAATACAGTGAATACTAGATATAAGATTGGTAGATCTAGATTAATGAAATCAGAATCTAAAACTTGTTTAAGTTGGCATGTGGATCCCGGATATAGATTACATTATCCTGTAAAAACACAAGAAGGTTGCTTAATGGTAGTCCAGGACGAAGTATTACATTTAGAACAAAACTCGTGGTGGATTGCTAATACAACAGTTCCGCATACAGCAATGAATGCTTCGAAAGAATTTAGGATACATTTAGTATTTGACTTATTACATAATTATGATAGACTTAATTGAGTACAGTAAGATACTTCCAATTTGGCAACAATTCTTATGGCCTGGAAGAATTGATATAAAAAATATGAGTTCTATGCAGTATCTTTCTGGATATGATGTTAAAATATACAATAGATATACACCTTATTTTTTTGCCTATTACATTGATAATAATATAGTAGGCATTAATAGCGCTCACAAAAGTTCTCAAACAGAGTTTAGATCTAGAGGACTTTATGTTTTTGATGAATATAGGAACAAAGGTATAGGAAAACAACTATTGGAATACACAGTTAAATTAGGTAAGATAGAAGGGTGCGAATACTGCTGGAGCGTCCCACGAAAGACAGCACTGTCTACTTATCTATCTGCGGGTTTTGAAAAATCAAGCGAGTTTTTCAAAACTGATACATCAGATGAAAACTGTTACGCAATAATTAAATTATGACATATCATGCTTTATTTTTTACAGAATGCAACGGTAGTATAGGATGGGGTCGTGATGCAGGATGTTATACAGTTAGTTCACGATTAAGGGAAGCAGGATACCAAACTAAGGTAATTGATTTCTTTAGTCATTTTAATTTTAATAGATTTAAAACTGTATTAGATAATTTTGTTTCCAATGAAACATTATTCCTTGGATTTAGTTCAACACACTTTAGCAAATTAATGCCCGAAGATTGGGAAACCCATTGGTCAAAAGATAGCAGAACACGCAAGAATGATATGTGGAATGTGTACTTCCCATTTAATGCAGATGAAATGCAAGAATGGATATCATACGCCAAGGGTCGATTCCCTAAGTTAAAAATAATAGTAGGTGGCCAAAAAGTTGCACAGAAAGAAGCATTACAAAAGCATTATCCATTTGTTGATCATTGGGTAGGAGGAATGGCAGATGTTGCTATTGTTCAAATAGCAGAATCACTTGCTAACAATAAACCATTGCCTCTTAAAATTAAGTCTGAATTAGATTACGGATCAATAACAGAACATAATTTTATAAACAGTAAAATATTATGGAATGAATCTGACTTCTTATTTCCAGGCGAAGCAGTTCCTTTAGAAATATCAAGAGGTTGCCCTTTTAATTGTGCGTTTTGCGATTATCAAAAAAAAGAAGTAAACACTTGGACATTAGATGAAACTGTCCTTCGAGATACATTACTTGAAAACTATGAAAGATTCGGAATAAGTCATTATATGACTACAGACTTTCAAATAAACGAAAACATGAAGAAGATGGAGATGATCCATCGATTGTTTACCAATTTGCCTTTTAAAATAACATGGACTGGATTTGGTAGATTAGATATACTACACACCAAAACAGAAATGATAGATATGATCTATGAAAGTGGATGTAAAAGCATTCAATGGGGCATTGAAACTATAACAGATGATGTTGGCCCATTGATAGGAAAGATAACTAAACGTGATGTTATAGAAAGTTCCCTAGATGCCTGTAAGTCTAAATGGAAAGATGATATTATAATGGGCAGTGGATTTATATTAGGGTTGCCAGGCGAGGATATGCAATCTACAACAGCACTAGTAAACTGGATTGAAACTCAAACATGGTTAGATGCATGGGAAATAACTCCACTATACATAGGATCTTATACGCCTAGTAAAGAATACACAATAAACTTTAGTAAAATACAGAAACAACCTCAAAAATTTGGATACAATGTATCTATGGCATTAAATACCAGTGGGTATTATGTTGAAGACTGGACCAACGGTGACATATCAAAGTCAAAGATGATTGAGTTAATAGAATATGCTCAGAATAGCGAATCCTGGAAGCGTAGATTAATGACGTCTTACTTAGGTTATAGTAGATGTAGTAATTTAGGATTCACACATGATGAATTGAGATCTGCTAACAAACATAATCAATGGTGGATAAATGAACACGCTTTGAGATATAGAAACCTAGCCAATAAATATTTAAAACTGAATAACATATGAGTAGAATAATTTTTCTAAATGATATATTTGATGTAAAAAATCAAAAGTGTGTGCCACGATCGCATTTCCTCAACGAGGAGAACAGAGAAAAATTATATTTTGCTGAGTTAAATTCTTTAGTAGGTAAAGATGGACACAAGGTTGGTAATTACGGTGTAGCAAACAAATACAATTTCTGGAGTAGATACTTAGGTCCATATGTCGTGGCAGGTAGTATAAAACAACATATTCCAGAATATGATGTTGTGGTACTAGATTATTTTACTAAGTTAGATAACTTCTTTGAAGTATTTGAACAACTTGTCACTGATGATCTAGAGTACATAGCATTGAGTTTAACATTCTTGCATAACCCTTTTAATCCACGTCAGAGTGCTTTTAATCTTTGGTTCTTCACGCATGAGGAATTGTGTGAATGGTTTGATAAATTAAAAAGTATAGCACCCAAGGCTAAAATTATTATTGGCGGTGCATTAGTTGATACATTCTTTAAAAACTTTATAACAAATAAAAGCAAAAAGCCTTTACCAAAAGGAATGACTGATTATGTTGACTATGCATTTCACGGCTACGGCGAAGAAACTATTATTAAGTTCTTAAAAAATGAAATAGACCCAAGTGATATATTTGAAAGAGAAACTGTAAAGTTTATTGACCAACCTCTACTTGCCGGTAAAGGTGCTATTATCATTCCTAACAAGTGGGAGAAAAATTATGCTATACAACCTAAAGAATGGTTGCCTTTGGAGATCAGCAAGGGTTGTAGATTTGGTTGCAAGTTTTGTTTTTACGATCATAGCGGAACAGTGATTAAAGACGGCGATCATTTAAGAAATGAACTGATATATAACTACGAAAATTTTGGAACTGTAGGATACACATTAACTGATGATACAGTTAACGATAGTATGGCAAAGATAGATATGATGTATGATGTTATAACTAGTTTACCTTTTAAGATAGAATGGGTTGCGTATACTCGCCCTGACATGTTTCATAAATATCCTCAGATGCTTGACAAGATGCTCAAGATGGGATGCAGGGGAATGTTCCTTGGGGTTGAAACATTTAATCACAAAGCAGCAAAAATTGCCGGCAAAGGTTTACATCCTGATAAGATCAAAGACATTATCAAATGGTTAAAAGAAACAGCAGGAGATGATATATTCATACTGGCTAGTTTTATTATAGGTCTAGTGGGCGAAACAGAAGAGTCATTAATGGATACTGTTCATTGGTTACGAGACCAGCGGTATCTTGACAAAGCACAATATGAAATTTTATTCATATCTGATTCAGGGGGACGCTCTACAAATGACTTTAGTGAACGTAAAGAAAAATATGGATTTACAAAATTAGAATGGCATCCAGAATATTACTGGGAACACGAAACTCTTAACTTAGAGCAATGCAAAGAGATTGCATTAAAATGGGAAGATATAATGGAAGATCATCCGCATACTCTATTTGAAAGACACGCTAATTTTAATACCAGTTTTTGGGCATATCCAAGGGTTCGTAGCCTAGGATACGATCACAAACAAACTGTAAAAATACTTACTGCTAAAGAAGTACCGCTAGAAGTATATCAACAAAATATGGAATGGATTGCTAAGTATCATGAGGATGTGTTGAAGTATAATGTCAAGTAAACAACTATTTTCACACACGGATCATTCCAGGATGCAACATCCTGAAATATTTGTATATGGTAAAGACGATATATTAAAGTCCAATGATAATACATACTACGATCTTACATCGGGGCTATGGAATGTAAATTACGGATACAACTGCGATCATTATAAAGGTATATACGAAAAGCAGTATAATCAGTTACAATATTACCCAAATTGTTTTTGGTCAACTACTGATATAACAGAACAGGCTGCTAATGCTATAACTGATCACTACAACATGGCGGGAGTATATTTTGGTACAGGTGGCAGTGATGCTATACGAACAGCCATTTATATTACTAGATTTTGTAACAACAAAAAAACAGAAGTGTTATCTCATAAAGAAGCATATCACGGCAGCGATAATATAACAACACTATGTGATAATATTGCAGAGTGTGTTAATGAAAATACAGCAGCCGTTATAATAGAGCCTGTAATGACTACTAATGGTGTATTAGAATATCCTAAAGAAGGATTATTAGAATTAGATCGATTACGTAAAATACATAAATTCCTTATTATATTTGATGAGACAGTAACAGGACTAGGAAGAACTGAGATTGATAAAAGCATAAATCCCGATATCATTATTGTTAGCAAAGGACTCACTAACGGATTGTTTCCTTTTAGTGCTACTATGGTTACTGAAGAAATAATGTCCTATATTCAAAATACCAACGAAGTATTTGATTACGGGATCACAATGAGTGGACATCCGATAGGTAGTGCATTATTATTAAAGTCATTAGAACTATACAAAGCAAATTATAACAATAGAAAACAATTAGAAACTGCGATAGTTGATAAATTAACAACAGTACAATTTAGAAACTACGGATTGTTATTTGGTATAGAAGTTCCAGATGGAGATGTAGCAAGAAGAGAACTAAAGAAGTTAGGATACATAATACGCAATTATGAAAATACTCTAATTTTTGTTCCTATGTTTATATCAGATATATCTAAGTATCAAAAGTTTTTTGAGTATCTTCAGTTAAACGCCGCACCTGCCCGCTAACTCTATTATTATATTTTTTAGCAAGATTGTAATTCAACCAATCATGCCCAGTAATAGTTTTCCTACAATCAGTAGAGCCACACTTGCACTTATCAACTATAATATAATCATGTACTATAAATGATCCATAATCTATAGTTATTTCTTCTCCAATTACTATATCTCGTAATGCTCGTATAGTATTATCTTCAATATAAGCGTTAGGACTGCAACTGTGATTATGTGTACCATTTAATGTAGGATCGAGCCCACCTTGAAAAAAGTAAGCATTATCAACTAAATGAAAATAATCTTGATCAAAAGTTGCTTGTTCTTCTTTGTTAATCCAAAGTCCACCAAATCTATATATTATGCTATCTTTTGATATATCCTGTATAGCAAATTTACCATAACCTTTATCATTGTTTATAAATCGCAGTTCACTATTGTTATTTGACAAACCTAAAGATATTTTGTTTTTGTTCAGATACTCTATTAATTTAAGTTTCATAACATATAGGCCTTAGCGGTTCAATTCCAAATGATTTAATGTACTCTGTAAATTCTGTATATATTTCGCCAGTGTCGTTGTAATTCTTTTGTACTAGCAGTTCTCTGTACTTACTATCCAAATCATTATACATTTCAAATCCAGTAAGTTTTGGTCTTGCTTCTAAGTCAAAGTCTTCACTCATGATTGTTTGTTTGATTTTTTTGGTACTAATATATCTATTCTTTTTGGCAGTTTCTACCCATTGGTAAATTGATTCTTTTTGTAAAAATGAAACCATTTGTGCAGGTGTGTATTGAAAGAATGCAGGAATACATTCTCTTTTAATTGATTGAAAAAATGTATATAGATTGGTTTCCTTTTGACATTCTAAATCGTATACCTCAAGTTCTCCGTACTTTCTAGTTAAGAAATTTTCTCCTGTTCCTAATACAGGGATGCCGTCAAGTTTATTTGCGTAGTACATCAATAAATTAACTTGCGGGCTTGAGCATTTAGATATTTCTGAAAATTTTAATAAATCATTTTTAAAGAAAGTTTCAACATTAACATCTATAACAATAGGAGATATGTAGTTTTTAGCCAATGCTCTAAATGCATAATTTATATCGTGTAGATTATTGTTTCGTTCATAGCGTATAACTGCTACTTTTGGTTTTATGCCATTGGCTATAAAACTATTGAGAACTGTTTCAGAATCTACACCACCACTAAGACATAGTATTAACTTGTCACCATGTTTTTCGTATAGTTCGGCAGCAGCAAGTTTACATTCTTCTCTCCATGTGCTATGCTTTGTTATTTTACCATATTCAAAAAAGTACTCACCGTTTGTTATTCCGGTAATTATATGATTATTTTGTGTGTATTCAAACATTAAAATTATTTATAACATGCTTTAGCATATAAATATGTTTATGATTAACATAACACCTAACGCAATTTATAAAATAAAAGATATATTAGCAGAAGAAAATAATGCAGAAATGCGTGTCCGTGCATTTGTTCAAGGAGGGGGCTGTTCTGGAATGAGTTATGGATTTACCCTTGATGAAGAAAAAAACGAAGACGATTTTCTAGTAGATAATACTGATGGATTGGTGTTGGTCGATAGCATCAGTATGCAATATTTGGCGGGATCTACAATTGACTACAAAGACGATTTGCACGGAAGCAATTTTGTAGTTACTAATCCAAATGCCCAAACAACCTGTGGATGCGGCAGTAGTTTTAGTGTTTCAGATGAATTTGAGCCAGATTATAGCCATTAATGGTTGACATCATTGGTAAAACATAGTATAATTGTCGTATTGTAGCAAACACCCTAGAGGATTTATGAGCAATTGCGATAGTATTATTCGGATCTTAGAGGATCATCCTAGTCGCCTTAACAAAGAAGGCATTTTGGAAGCAGAAGCCAAAAGTGATAATCAGGAATTGTTTGAAGGTATGCGTATGGCCTTAGACAGTCTTTATACTTTTGGTGTAAAGAAAATACCCACACATGGCGGACCTGATGGTCAAGGCTTACCCTGGGTCGCATTTAAAGAACTAGCACATCTGCTGGCCACTAGACAACTTACCGGGCATGATGCTCGAGATGCAATTGAACTAGCATTATCTACAAGTACACAAAAACAATGGAATGATTGGTATCGTCGTATTCTTATTAAAGATCTACGTTGTGGCGTAAGTGAAAAAACTGTAAACAAAGTTCTCAAGGCATTTTCTGAAATTAAATCTGTTCCTGTGTTTGAATGTATGTTGGCACACGATGGTGCTAATCATGAAAAGAAGATTACAGGTAAGAAACTACTAGAACCTAAACTAGACGGTGTGCGTGTAATTACCGTAATCAATGCTGAAAATAAGACAGCAGTAATGTATAGCCGCAATGGTACAATTTTAGAAAATTTTGGACATATCAGCAAAGCAATTGAAGCAAACATTGATATGTTTGACCGTAGTATGGTCCTTGATGGAGAAATGGTTAGTAGCAGTTTCCAAGCATTAATGAAACAAGTACATCGTAAGAGTGATGTTCAAAGTCAAGATGCTCGTTTGATGTTGTTTGATATTATACCACTTAGCGAGTTTCAACACGGTGAGAGCATGTTAGGTCAAAAACGTCGTAGTAATCTATTACGCACAATGAAGGCTGTGTTTGATAAAGTTGGTAGTATTGATATAATTCCACAAATAGAAATTGATTTAGATAGTTATGTTGGTGAATTAGAATTTAAGCAATACAACAAAGATGCCATTGAAGCAGGCTTTGAAGGTATTATGATTAAGGATGTTAGCGCACCTTACCAATGTAAGCGGAGCACTAGTTGGCTCAAAATGAAACCATTTATTGAAGTAAGTTTGGAGATCACAAATGTTGAAGAGGGCACTGGTAAGAATGTGGGACGATTGGGAGCTCTTGTTTGTTCCGGCGTCGACGATGGTAGGGATGTACGAGTCAATGTTGGTAGCGGTTTTAGTGACGCTGATCGAACTGAGTTTTGGAATAACCGCGATAGTCTTACTCGTCAAATTGTGGAAGTAAGAGCAGATGCTGTTACACAAAATCAAGATGGTACTTATAGTCTACGTTTTCCGCGTTTCCTCCGCTTCCGTGGCTTTATGGCTGGCGAGAAGATTTAATATGGAAAAAGACGCAGTAAAATCTATCATGTATGGTGGTATCAACGAACTAATGAATAATAAAGATTATTTTCGTCGAAGTTCTGTTGGTTCTAAGTATAGTGAATGGACTGAAAAAGGTATGAGAGTGTTGATGGAATACACACTTGAAATGACTCAACGCATACAAGATGCCGAAGATAAGGCATTAGACAAACGTGCCAAAGAATTGGTAATTAAAGGTTTAAAAGGAGAAAAAGTTTAAGTGGCAAAAGAAGATTTAATCACTTCAGATGGAGTGGTAGAAGAAGTATTACCTAACGCAATGTTTAGGGTAAAAATGGCTCAAGGGCCTACAATACTTGGACACATCTCGGGCAAGATGCGTCAGAACAAGATCCAAATTTTAGCGGGTGATCGTGTTAAAATTGAAATGAGCCCATACGATCTTACAAAGTGCCGGATTACCTATAGAGAACGCTGATATGGTGGTTGTTGACTACGGAACCAAGCGAGTTAAGATGCGCTACAAGGTTGATCAAGGTGATAATTGGCTTGAAAAAGATCGTTGGTGTGTTAAAAATTTCAAATTTGATGAATATCATCGATGTGGTTTCAGTTTTTACTTTGCAAAAGAAAAACACCTAACTTGGTTTATATTAAGATGGACATAAAAAAATAGCACCCTTGGGTGCTATTCTTTATTCTAGGTACGCTGCCCAACTTGGGTGGCGCAGATCAAACTTCATCTTCTTCCGCTTATCTACTAATTGGAAGTATGTAGGCTTGAATGGCTTAACCTTAGGAACAATACGCTTGTCATTTCCCTTGTTAGCATTACACTTAGCACAGGCACAAACGCAGTTTTCGTAAGTAGTCTTACCACCGTGACTAGTTGGCAATACGTGATCTAACGTAGCAGTCTTGCCTGTTACATCAGTACCGCAGTATTGGCAAGTAAATAGGTCACGCAGGAATACATTCTGTTTGCTAAAACGCACACTAGTTTTTTTCTTTTGGTATTCTTTTAAGATCATAACAGCGGGCACACGGGTTTCCCAAGTCGCGCTATGTACAATCCAATCTTCATACCATTCCAAAACCGTGGCCTTATCCGATACTAGGTATCGTATAGATTCTTCCCACGAAATTACACTCAGTGGAAGTACGGAAATTGGTGCAGCATCTGCATTAAGTATTAGACAAGTCATGATAGTGTATTTATTTGTATAAAACAGTACTATTATAGCATTTTTATAACAAATGAGCAACCTAAATTTTTAGTTCACTGGTCACTGGTAAATTCCAAATAGTTCTACGTTCAACTCCTTTTTGTTGAGCAAAACGTTTTGGATTACAATTGACGCATACATGAAAGTAATTGTTGTCGAGCCTTCTATAGTCCATAGTTCCTTTTTCTCTTTCGAACAAGGACTGACAGCAATCACACTGGATTACAACCATGGTTTTGGTTCTACTATAAGAGTGTGCATTTTTTAATTTGCTATATCTTGTGTGAGTTGAAGTAACTCTTTTAGTTTCAATGATCATGAGGTATTTACATTCGGATTATAAAAATTCAAACTAAATATCGTTATAGATTTAAATTAATAGGGATCTAGCATGACTATTCAGATTATAAACACAGGTTCGGGCGCAAACTCAAGAGATGGAGACAGCATACGATCTGCGTTTACCAAAGTTAATGATAATTTCTTAAAATTAAACGATTATCTTAGCACACTTACTACTACTAGTACATCTATTGCTAATGTAGGTGCTGTTCCTCCGCAGTATCCTATAGAAGGAACATTATGGTATGATGATTTTAGTGGAAGAACTTATATATATTTTGATTCTTCTTGGATTGACACAAACCCAGCACTACCAGCATCAGGCTATACAGGTAGTAGAGGAGTTTCAGGATATGTAGGTAGTCAAGGTATTCCCGGAGAATATGCTGGAATAGGGTACACAGGTAGCCAGGGGTCGGGTTTCACAGGTAGTCAAGGATATTGGGGTTCTGTAGGTTATACTGGTAGTGCAGGATATGCAGGTAGTCGAGGTAATCAAGGATTTACCGGCAGTTACGGTCTAAATGGTTATACAGGTTCAACCGGTACACAAGGCGAGGTAGGTTATACTGGATCTGCAAGTACCGTTATTGGTTTTACTGGTAGTAAAGGTAGCGACGGAACTATTGGTAGCAACGGTTCTAACGGTTATACAGGTTCAACCGGTACACAAGGCGAAGTTGGCTATACAGGTTCAACCGGTACACAAGGTGTAGTAGGATTTACAGGTTCAACTGGTACGCAAGGCGAGGTTGGCTATACAGGTTCAACCGGTACACAAGGCGATTTTGGATATACTGGTAGCCAAGGTCCAGGTGCAGATCAATTTTTAGACACTACAAGTAGTGTTACATTTTATTCTGTTTCTCTAACTACTGGAACTGAAGGCCTTTACACATTACAATCATTGGGAAATGATTTTATAATAACGTCAAATTTTTCTACTAATACTTTACTTTCACTGAGTGGCAATAGACTTGCTATTGGAAATAATTTATACATTGGTGGAGATATTATTAGTGTTGGTAATCTTGCAGGTCAAACTGATCAAGGTATTAATTCTCTAGCAATAGGATTAGCAGCCGGCAACTTCTCACAAAAATCAAATGCAATTGCTATTGGAAATTATGCTGGTAATGATAATCAAAATCTATACGCATTGGCAGTTGGATATAGTGCGGGAATGAGTAACCAATTACAAGATGCTATATCAATTGGTAATTTTGCCGGAAATGATTCCCAAGGAACATCAGCAATAGCAATAGGTTTGCAGGCCGGTGCTAATACTCAAAGCAACTATGCAATTGCAATAGGATTCGATGCAGGACAATTTAGCCAAAGACAAGATGCAATATCTATTGGTAATGGTGCTGGCGAGTTTGCTCAAAGTACTAGTTCTATATCAATAGGGGTATCTGCAGGACATCTAAATCAACAAATTGATTCTATAGCAATAGGGGTGTATGCTGGCAATACTAATCAAGGAGACACTTCTATAGCAATTGGAAAATTTGCAGGAGAATTTGGACAAATGAATAAATCTCTTGCTTTGGGATTTTTTGCAGGATACAGTACACAGAGCAGTTATTCAGTTGCTATCGGACCGTTGGCAGGTCAAACTGGTCAAGGTACTAGTTCTGTTGCAATAGGCGATTCTTCTGGTCTAACTAATCAAGGAGATTTTTCAGTTGCTATTGGGTCTCTTTCAGGAAAAACTAGTCAAGGCATATCAGCTGTTGCAATTGGAGATAAGGCTGGTGAACTATCACAACATCAACATTCAATTGCTATTGGTACCCTTGCAGGATCAGAAACTCAGGGTGAATTTTCTGTTGCAATAGGTGACCATGCCGGTTATCATAATCAACAAGGATATTCTGTTGCTATTGGTACAGTAGCAGGAGCAAACACACAGAGTAATTACGCTGTGGCTATTGGTGTAGGAGCAGCCCGTTTTAGTCAAGGTATATCATCTGTGGCCATTGGTGATACCGCAGGTTATGAGAGTCAAGGTGATTATTCAGTTGCCGTTGGTATACTGGCAGGTAGTGATTATCAAAATTATGCAGGAATAGCGGTTGGTGGTTCAGCAGGTTATAGCAATCAGAAAGCCTATGCAACTGCAATGGGTATACGTGCAGGAGAATATAATCAAGGACGATATGCATTAGCACTAGGATATCAAGCAGGAAGAAACAATCAACATGATAATTCTATTGTCCTTAATGCTACTACAGCATCAGTTAACGGTGATGCTTATTCAGGATTATACATTGCTCCAATAAGAACTGATAGTCCAACTAGTAATATTATATACTACAACACATTAACTAACGAATTAACTTATGGTGTTACTGTTGATTCGACAACACAGGCAGGACCTAATCCTCCTGCTACAGCAAGTACTGGTACCACATGGTACGACTCAACTAGTGGTAGATTGTACATTTATTTTGAAAATACATGGGTAGATGCAAGTCCACCAAGGGGTAGTGGTCCAACATATAAGATGGTAGCACCTCCAACAACTAGTTCGTCAAATGGTATACCGGGACAAGTGTCTAGTGATGCAACATACGTATATGTATGTGTTGACACTAATACATGGGTAAGAAGCGCAATCGTAGGCAGTTGGTAAAATATAAAAGATAATAGGAACAAACATGGCGATACTAAATTTTCCAAACACAAGACCAGGCGGGAGCCCATTACAAGAGGGTGATACCTATACTGGTGACAATGGAGTTATATACACATACGACGGAGTTAAATGGTTAGGTCGTAATGTAGCAGTTTCTGCTAATGCAGATGCTATTATCAATAGTGGTTATGTAGTACAAGTTGATACAGGTGGTAATCTTGTTACTCCTAGTTATATATTACCAAACACCGTTGGTACTACTAGTCAAGTTTTAACATGGCCCGCAAGTGGCAACACATTGGTATGGACTACATCTAGTGGTGGCGGCTCAACTGGCACAAGTTGGGATTTAACATCACAAGGTAATGGTTGTCCAATCAATGTTACATTGACTACAACTACATTTGATGTACAAGTACCAAGAAATCATTTATTCTTCAGGGACGATGGATCTTGGGATATTGGTAGTTATTTTAACACAAACTATATAACCGGCGACACTTTGGGCGGTAATGGTATAGCATTGACTACAGATCGTGGCACAGTATTTTTTGGTAATAGTCCTGAAATCTGTGGTCCTACCGCCGCATCACATTTCCACATAATGAAACAAGATCCTACGCTGGTGGATCTATTCTTTGGTGATGACTTTAACAATCTTAAACTACCAACGACAGGTGGAGTTTCTCTACAGGCGTTTAATACGCAAACTACTATCAGCAGCACATGGATATTTGATGGTGATGGCGTACTAACATTGCCACAGGGTGGAACTATTAGTGAAACAGTTGATACTACAGTTATCACACCACCTGGTGGATCCGCAGGTCAAGGTTTAGTAATTCGCCCAACTGGTGGTGTCAACCCGCGAACTATAACTGTCGATCATCCTAATGGATTTGTCCCCGGTGAAACTATAACAATAACTTTTTCTACCCCTAGTCCTAGCAGCGGTTTTACTTATTTGCAATGGCAGATATTGGGGCTTACCCCTGAACAATTAGGAACTCCATCCGACAGTGAGTATTATGCTCCTAACCAGTCAACAACTGGAACACTAGTTGTATATGATAGTGGAACCGTAAGCCTAACATGGACTATACCGGAAAATTCCGATATGACTTCGTTTACACTTACAATTCTCTCCACCAACTTTGGGTCAGGTGGGACTGATGGAGTTACAGTTACTCTAGATGGACATGCTGTTGAAGAACACGGACATCTACATCTAGTAGCAGGCAATCCTACCAACTATGATCTATACTTAGGTGATGATGATCAATATGTTAAGATTGAAAGGAACGCCGGCAATGTTGTCATTGGAACTAACACAAATACTAATCAGTGGACTTTTGGTACAGACGGTAACTTGAATATCCCAGATGATATACAAGATGCCAACGGATCTGTTATCCGTATAGCAACAACTAGCACAGCTCCTACCAGAGTAAATGGGCAACTATGGTTTAACACCGAAGACGGCCGTTCTTATATCAAATATGAAAACAACTGGGTTGATTTAAGCCCACCAGAAGTTCCATCACCTAGCACATATCTTGATGGATTAACCATAAGTGATACCACTATATCTGCTGTTGATACCACTGCAACCGTTAGTATAGAAAGTGGTGCTAATGTATGGGAGTTTGGCACAGATGGTACATTAACATTCCCAGCAGGATATGCTTTGCCCAACACTGTGGGCACAGCAGGACAGGTATTGTCTGTAAGTACAAATTCTAATGTTTTATATTGGACAACAGCCAGTGGCGGCACATTATCATCTGAACTAGGTCTAGTAACATTCCCTGGGGATCTACTAATTGGTACATTGTGGCCTGATGACCCAATGCCAATGGGTGATAAAGAAAGTGTTGTATGGGCCAAAGATGACACAGAATATCTAGGACTTTGGTGGGGCGGAAGTCAAACTTATCCAGAAGAGTTTTATGGTCCAGTTGCTGGTATCATGATTGGTACTGGTGATGGCAGCATGACTGATGATTTTGTTCAAGGACCTTCCCCAACAGGCACTAATATTACTTTGGCTATTAATGATGATATGGGTACCCTAGAATGGGTATTTGGTAGAGATGGTGGTTTAACATTCCCAGATAACACACAACAGACCACAGCCTATACCGGAACCGTTGCTTACAGTAATATAACAGGTGCCCCAGCAAGTGTTAATAAAACATCAGGTAGTTGGATTTTGGCCA